GCTTTCTCTACGTTCACGAAGTACGAGCGTATCGCGACGGTTATAGCGACAATACACTTCTTGACATCCTTCGTGGGTGTAAGCGGTACAATGTTACTAAACTCCTTATCGAAACAAACTTCGGTGACGGTATCGTCGCAGAACTGTTCAAAAAACACCTTCAACAGACCAAGCAACCCATAGACGTAGAAGAAGTCAGAGCCAATGTCCGTAAAGAAGATCGGATTATTGACGCTCTAGAACCCGTCATGAACCAACACCGTCTCATCGTTGATCGAGGGGTGGTGGAGTGGGACTACAGCTCCAATAAAGACGCAGCACCAGAAGAACGACTGCTGTACATGCTCTTTTACCAGATGAGTCGCATGTGTCGGGAGAAGGGTGCTGTTAAACATGACGACAGATTGGACTCCCTAGCTCAGGGGGTGAAGTATTTCACGGATGCCATGTCAATCAGCGCCTACGAGGCCGTTAAAGCCCGTAGACAAGAAGACTGGCAAGACCTCCTGGAAACGTTCCTGGACGACCCTCAGAGCGCCACAGATCACCTCGTCCTTGGCTTTGATCTGAGCCAAAGAAGGGCTGCTAGAGGGGGCGGTAAACGCGGAGGCGTTCCCACCTGGGTCTCCAAATAAGACACAAGCTGTTGCAAGCGGTCTGACCGATAACGGACTTAAAGGGGGAAGGGGGGAGTCGTGTCTCACGAGACGTGATCCCCAACTCCCCCTCTATCAATGTCCCTGGGGATGGACATTCTGTGAGTACTGAACTCAAATGACACAACTGACACAATTTACTGATGTCCTCAGCGAACGAAGTGAGCGGGTGAATGGACATCTCTAAATAACTACTACTACTACTTTCTTTTAGAGGAGAAGGAATCGGAATCATCTGAATGGCCTCTTGATTGGCCATCTGAATGATACAGGATTCATTTCTCTTATTAAAAATCCTAGTAACTACCACTTATTAACAAACCGACTAATGCACACAGCTTCACAACGTCCTACTACATTCCACTCCGTAGGACTCATCCACATCACACCAGAAGCAGAAAACCTTATTAGCTACATGGCTAGGGTTTCCAACCCATCCAATCAATCAAACACTGAGACCAGTGCTAAGCTAATTAAATACCTCATTGATCATCAGCATTGGTCTCCCTTTGAGATGGTCAACATGTGCGTAGAGATCAACACCACTAGAGCAATAGCAGCTCAGATCCTTAGGCATAGAAGCTTCTCCTTTCAGGAGTTTAGTCAACGTTATGCAGATGTAACCACCATTGGTACGCCAATCATTCCATCACTACGTAGACAGGACTTCAAGAACCGTCAGAACAGCACAGATGATCTGGATACAACAAAGAAACAACAGTTCCTACGTCGTATTCAACAACACTTTGCAGAAGCTGAGGATCTTTACCGTGAAATGGTGTCAGCAGGTGTAGCAAAAGAGTGTGCAAGAGATGTTCTTCCATTGAGTGCTCCTTCTAGGTTGTATATGAATGGAACGATTAGGTCTTGGTTGCATTATTGTGACTTGAGGACAGCTAATGGTACGCAACGAGAACATGCAATTATTGCGGGACAGGTACAAGATCTTCTCTATGAACACGTTCCTAATGTTTGTGAGGCGATGTGGAACAAGGAGTAGTTTTGTTTACCAGTAGTAGTCATTACCACTAATCACCCATGACACAACAACATCCCATCACCCCACCGCCGGAGCTGGTGAAGCAGTGGCTTGGTGAGTTCTTTGGCTGCACGGTTAGCGGTGAGCTGAGTGATTCAGAGCGTTTCCTTGCCACCCGCGCCGCCCAATGGGGCGCAGACCAAGAGCTGGAGGCGTGCTGTGAGTGGCTGGATCGAGAAGGTTGGTCTGGTGAATCTCGGCAACTCCGTGCCGCCCGCCGCCCCAAGCCGCCGAGCTTGAAGGAGCAGGCTTTGATGCACTTTGAGTCATTTGCAGCGACATTCGAAACATCTGGCGGGGATTCTGACCTAATCCGCCGCGCCCTTGAACAACTTCCCGACAACGAGTAGTCACCTTCACTTATGCCGTGGATCAACTTAAGTTAAATGAGTTCAAAGCTCTGTACAAGGCATGGAAGACCAAGATCCCATGGGTAGATCATCTCCTGCTGGGTCTTCTGGTGTGGTTAGAAGAACAGCTCATCAACAACCGTGTGAAGGTTGAATTGGATGAAGCGATTAAGGAGTATCAATCGCTTCAAGAGCCGTTGCCTGATTGTGTCACTCCGGTTTATACGGAGACTTCATCAGAGGCCTCTACAAGCCTCCCTGAGATGCGTCTAACTGCTCCTTGGTATACTGACACCAAAGAGTGAGAATAAGGCCCTTCTAGGTCATTCTGGAAGGGTCTTAGATTTATAACAAAAATTTCTTAAGTCAATACGCTAGGGCAGGGGCGCAGTTCTACCCCCATGGCCCCTCTTTGGCCCGGAATCGAGCGCGTTAGTTCTACAAACTAGCTGCAAATGACCAAATAGTGGTACGGACGAACTATTATTTCAGCCACAATCGCTGAGATCCATTGGTATGACTGGTGATACGAATACGTAGCGGTAAAGTGATCTGTTCGCCCATTAAGTCCTGTTACTGCACACTGCACAAGTGGAGCGCTGATCGTCTAGTGTCAGGACACGCAGCACAGATCGACTTCTGCTCGCTGCCCTCTGTCCACTACTGCAAGCACCAATGAACTACTACGTCTGCCGCATGGATGACGCTGGCCAATGGGTCGGCCTCCATAGCTTCGATACTGAGGATCACGCTGAGCGCTACTGCGATGCTCTGAGCGAGGAGCAGCCCTTCGCCTATATCGACGTGCTCACGTATGAAGAATTCCATGGTGGCCCTGACAAGTGGGCAGCTATGGCAATCGCTTGATCATCACACGGACGCACACAATGACACGCAAACATCACCGCAGCCCTGGCCTGTATCTCTGGCTTGAAACTGGCGCCTTCTTCTTCTTCTCAGTGGGCCTCTCATCGCTCACGATCCTAGGCGGCTTAGGAGTCAATCCATTTGATTCAAATCCTCCACAAGTGCAAACAATCCAACGTTGATCCTCTTTCTTCCTCTCCCTGCATTAACTGCTCTGATTGTTTCCCTCGCAATTCTCCACAATGACAGCAAGAGATGAGATCCTGCAGACTTATGACCGTCTGCAACTCCGTGACATCTCAGAGTATGGCTGTGCAACTGGTACGGCAACTGCTCACATCTACTACAAAGACACAATTGATTTCTTCAACAAATACGATGAAGAGATCCAGGATGATTTGATGTCACGATACGGGGAAGACTTCCTAAGTCTGTTTGCTCGTGATGTTCAAGACGTGGCATCCATGCAAAACAACATGGTGTGGGACTTTATTGAATCCGTTGCATGTTCTGCTCAGAACTACATCACCGCTTGATTTACTCATCACACTCCACTAGTGCAACAAACATCATGGCTCACTGGTATCACCTGACTAAAAAGTCAAGCAACGCTAAGACTGGCCCGATTGCAGTATCTACAACATCAAAGGATAGCTGCCCTGCAACATGCCCACTTAAGGGTAGTGGTTGTCATGCGGAATCAGGCCCGTTACAATTGCACTGGGATAAAGTCTCTGATGGCCCCTGGGCTGAGAAGCCACGTGGGAACGACATAGAGACTTTTATTCGCGAGCTTAAGTCTCTCCCTGAGGGAACATGTTTCCGTCATAATCAGGCAGGCGACTTACCGCACTTCAATGGTTCAATCAATGCTCACGCTTTCGGCTTGATTGCTAATGCTTGTGCGGAACGTAAGCTAACAGCATGGACCTACACGCACCACGATACTGAACACTACGGCAACCGAGAACTTATCAAGAACGCCCCATCAATGGGAATGACTGTTAATGCTTCAGCGCACAGTCAGTCTCACGCTGCAGAACTACATAAGCAAGGTATACCTAGCGTCTGCATTGTTACCAAGAACGAACATAGAAAGACGTGGGAACATGACGGCGTTAAGTTCTTAGTCTGCCCTGCACAGTGGAGCGATAAGAACTGTGCAGAATGTAAGTTATGCTCTGTCGCTGATCGTAAGTGTGTCGTTGCATTCAAAGCACACGGTTCTCAAGCAAAGAAAGTAGAAGCAACCATCGTCTGATGTGCTACACTCTGATGCATAACTGAATACGGCAGCACTCCGGCCAGCGCGGATGCAGCCAGGCTAATGGCCCTGGGGGATGACCCTCGGGGCCTTTTGTTGTGCCCATCCACCGATAGTACATGTGTACTGTGGGGAGGGTTCGTTACGACATCACAGGGACGCACCCAAGTTCTCATGGACGCACGCAAGTACAAGCGCACTACCACCCAACGGCTCACAGTGGTGTTGAGCGGGGTGGTTTTTCAGCGTGTTGAGGAGCAGTCACAGAAGGAGGGACGCAGCATGTCCAACCTCGTGGCTTACCTAGTGGAGCGCGCACTGTGTGACGACTGCCGAACTGGCCGGTAAGCGTTGCACCAGTGGAGAGACGCGGCATCATTGATGCATCAGGGACGCGAGCTCCTGATGTATCGCAGGCACTGGGAACGGTCTCACCTGCCAAATACGTAGCACCGGTCCACCGCTCTTGAGAGTGGATCCTTGCCCAGCCGGAGGTGGCTCGTCAGTCAACACCGGCCTTTTTATTTTTCTTCCACGACAGTAAAAGCCTGTCGTTCACACAAGGACTCAACTCCTTGCCTGAACCGCTACAACAACGCCTTAGCCGTCAATTCTGCATGCTCAATGCATGCCTGGTTGACTGCGAGGGTGATCTGGAATCGATCCAGGAATTAGAACGATGCTTTAAGCTCCCATCCTATGGCCAAGAAAGATCCATTTCCCAACGAATGGGAGGAGGTGAACAACCTAAGCGACGACGACATCGAAACAGCAACGGTTGAGGAAGTAATGGAAGAAGTCATGGCGTGGCATCTTCCTGAACCTTACTGTGCTGTAGTTCGTGTCTATGACCGCAAACAGAATAAGCTGAAAGAGTATGCATACAAGTTGGAGTCAAAAGCTCACAACCGCATACGAGATCATGCTTTATCTGATGATGAGGTCACGATCCTTACTAACTCCATTATCGGAACGATTAACTACCTTCCTGAATGATGCTGACCTTTGATCAACTCGATCCTGAAGACGATCTTGAGGATCTCACGCTGTACCCTTCGCTTTATGCATATAGTGCATTTTGTGAGAGGTACGACGAAACCCCTATTGACTCGCTAGTACGGCTGTTCTACCTTGATCCGGCGAACGAGGCAGCATGACCCTGGCCTATCTTCCTTTGATCGGATTTTATTGTGGTTGGCAGCGGCATTTTTCAGCAAGAAAGCTGCATTTTTCCTGCACAAGATCCTCCATTAGTGCAGCATACCGTCAGTTTGAGCTAATTTGGGAGTGGTCTGATCCCGACGAAAGTGGTCCTCAAACAGGTTGTTGATGAAGACTTGTTACCTCTTTTAGAGGTGATGGCTGAGTTTCGGGCTCTTAGAAAGAGCCTACCGGCTCAAGCCGTTGCAGCATTTCTCTACATCGCAATCCACGAACGTGTGCTGCAAACTGATCTTGAGAAAGATCTTAAGATGAGTTCAGCTAGTGCAAGTCGCAATACGGACATGCTTTCTGATTGGGATAGGTTCGGAAAACCCGGCCCTAACTTAATCAAAAAGGAGCCAGACCCATTGATGGGTAATCGAATAATCCTGTCAATGACACCGCGTGGTGAACGCTTCGCCCTCACAATCAAGAGGATTCTCTATGGCACCTAGTCGCACATTTGGTGAGTGTGCAGAGTACACGTTCAAGACTCGTGATTCATGGGTACGTGAACGCAAGGCTGTTGAGGAGTGGAAACGCATTCAACAGATGCCCAAAGAACAGCGACCCAAGGTTTCAAAGCCTTCGATGTTCCGCACCATTCAAGTTAATCATGTGCTTGAGATGCGTGGTGCAAGCTATCCAATCTCTAGGCTCGATCAAGCTGGCGTAACTCAGCTTATCTTTGAGCTTGAAGATGAGCGCAACTGGACATCAAAGGAGACTGCTAACAAGGTTATTGATACCATCCGAACTATCGTCAACCATTGCAAACGGCATCGTTTTATTGACGAAGCTCCGTTTGATGCGTTGGAGATGTTCAGTGGTTCGGAGTCACGTCTGACGTGGTTCACGATGTCACAGATGGAGCAGATGTACGAGGCTTCATGCAATGTCTTTGGTTACCCGGCGTTGGGGGAAATCTTCCTGACGTTGGGGCTTACTGGCATGCGTCTAGGTGAGCTTCAGAAGCTGCGTGTGATGGACATCGACATACCTAACCTGCGGATCCACGTAGGTGGGCGTGACGGTTTCGTCACCAAAACCAAGAACTGGCGTGTCATCCCCATTCAAGATCGGATCCTTCCGTTCATGATTGAAAGAACACGTGATCAGCCACCTAAAAAGCACATCTTTGCTGATGACTTCGGCTCTGCTGATTCGTTACGACGCTCATTCAACAAGATCCGCAAGTATGTGGGGATTGATGAAAAGCATGTGATCCATTCACTGCGTCATAGCTACGCCACGTTCCTCAATGAGTCTGGTGTGCCGCCGATGACCATCAAAGACTTGATGGGACACAAGCGGATCGAGACCACACTTCGGTACTGCAAGGTGTCGGATGTGGCCCGTAATCAGGCCCAGGAGGCGCTCAATGCCCAGCTCCAGCGAGCTACGCAGCAGCCCGCCCCGGAGCCCCTTCAACCCACTCAGCCGTCCTATGACCAGCTCTTGAATCAGGTTAATGCTTTGCAACAATTGCTGGCCCAGATGCCGCAACTAACTGCAATGGCTCGGATCTAACCGGACCTACCGGTGCTGTGATACGCTCTTTTCATCGGGTTCGGAACGCCATCTCGGCGAGTCCCAAACCGAGAATCTCAGGGTCTGACGACTCGATTTTTCCTTGAAATCGACTGCGGCAGTTGACCTTGTGCCACTTGCGGATGTGGCGGAATTGGTAGACGCGCTAGTTTCAGGTTCGCGTTTCTCAGCACTGCATTAATGAGTCAAGGCGGGGCTAGTCCCCGTCTTTTCTTTTGCCTAGGTCGCTCCACTAGTGGATAGCACTTTTTACCGGTACTAGCTGCACACATTTCTTGAGACAACATGGTTTCACCTGCTCTCACGGAGCAACAAATCGAACTGGAGAAGCGAGCCATTGCCTACGGGCGGGAGCGGCTTCTCGATCAGACACGCAAGCTGGAGGAGCGCTCCTACGGGTCGGCAACGGTCTATGGGTCCGCAAGTATCCAGGCGGCCCTTGGAGAGGTTTCACGGGTCATACAGGACACCCTCAAGCGCATCCATGAGGGCAAGAACGGCGTCGAATTCGCCACCATCCACCAGTACCTCGCTGAGATCGAACCGGAGGCAGCCGCAGCCATTGCGTTGAAGCTGACCTTCGACAAGGTGTTCAGCCCAAAGGACAGGGCCAATGAGATCGCCAATGTGATCACAGCCATTGGCCAGGCTCTGGAGCAGGAGTGTCAGCTCCGCTGGTACGAGTCACAGGATCCTGAGCTGTATGACCGCATCAAGCGGCAGTACTGGCACAGCGCCTGTGGCACCCAGCAGAAGGCCACGGTTGCTCGCACGATGATGAATCGTCACGAGCATCACTGGGACAACTGGACAACGACCATACGAGCGAAGCTTGGTGGGTGGCTTCTTGACTGTGTGATGAAGGCCACGGGATGGTTTGAGAGGGTGACGGTTAAGCGTCACAACGGGACACCAACGCTGATTGTTCCCAGCCTTCTCTTTGCCATGCAAAAGGAGGAGCTGATGCAAGACGCGCTGATGTTTGCTCCAATGGCTTGGCCCATGTTGGTCCCACCACGGGATTGGAGTTCCATCAAGGCTGGTGGCTACCTCCTCAACGAGGTTATGCACGGGCATGAGATGGTCCGCAGGGGCGATAACGGACTAATACAGGGGAACACGCCACTCCTGTTTTTGAACAAGCTCCAGAAGGTTGCCTACACGCTCAACGAGTTCATCGTCGACGTGGCTGAGACCTTGATGGAGCGTCAGTACAAGGTCGGTAAGTTCTTGCCGATCATTGAGCTACCCCTCCCCAACAAACCGTTCGACATCGCGGAGAACGAAGAGGCTAGGCACGAGTACAGACGGCAAGCAGCAGAGGTGTTGAACCACAACGCTGCGTCATTCAAACGGTCCTGCCGTACACGAATGACCATGGAGACCGTCAAGATCTTCAAGGGGAAAGACAAGTTCTATCTCCCGTGGTCCTTTGACTATCGAGGTCGAACGTATCCGATCCCAGCCTTTCTCACCCCACAAGACACTGACTTCGGTAAGTCTCTACTGAAGTTTGCTGAACCGTCGTTCATGACGGACGAAGCAGAAGCTTGGTTGGCATTCCAAGTAGCAACTTGCTACGGGAATGGGTTGGACAAAGCCACGATGCAAGAACGTCAGGATTGGGTTCGTCAGAATCAAAGCCTGATTTCTCGTGTGGCTAATGCTCCACTTGTGGAGATAGCTGAATGGGAGGCAGCAGACGAGCCGTGGCAGTTCCTTGCTGCATGTGAGGAGTACAACGCTTGTGTCATTGAATGCACAAGAAGTTGGACAAATCTGCCGGTTGCTATTGACGCTACGTGCTCAGGACTGCAGATCCTAGCTGGTATGGCGAGAGATCAATCAACTGCAAAGTTGGTCAATGTCTTTCCGTCAGATACACCACAGGATGCATACAAAGTTGTGGCAGAAACGGCTAAGCCGAAATTGCCAGATCACCTAGCTGTTCTTCTTGATCGGAAGGTCACAAAGAGAACAGTGATGACCATTCCATACAACGCTACTAAGCACTCTAATCGGGCTTACATCCGTGAAGCCTTGAAAGAAAAGGGTGCTGAGTTCACACCAGAAGAACTCACTTTGATTGTTAACGCAGTCAGAGAAGCGATGTATGAAGTTGTCCCCGGTCCAATGCGTGTCATGGATTGGATCAAACAAGAAGTTGGCGCAGCGTTCAAACGCGGCGTAGATCACCTTACTTGGGAGACGCCGTCAGGTTTTGTTGTTAAACAAAACAGACGCAAAAGAAAAGTATCAACTGTACTTTTGCAGATTCTTGGTCGTTGTGAAGTGAACCTAACTACAGGTCACGAAGGACCAGATGTTGCTGGTCATAAGTCCAGCACAGCTCCCAATCTTATTCACTCATTAGATGCTTCGATCTTGCATCAAGCATTCCTGAAGTTCAACGCACCGTTCACGGTGATCCACGATTCGGTCCTTTGTCGAGCAACTGACATGGGCACATTGAATCGCGTAGTCAGGGAAACCTACTGCGAAATCTTTTCATCCAGCAATCCTCTTTTGGATTTTGCTGAAGCCATCGGAGCAGAGACAGAGCCACCAATCATTGGTGATCTTGATCTTGATTCCGTCCTTGAATCCACCTACTTTTTCTGTTAATGGCCCCCAAAACTATCGTCACTGAAAAGCCTGTTGTCCTTGAAGGTTATCAGGCTGTGATGAAGCCCAGCAAGTTTGGTTACTCTCTTGCTACTGTCTTTACTGATGATCTGATTGAACAACTGGAAGCAGACCGCACTGAGGTTCTCAAGTGGTGTGAATCCAAGTTGAAGAACCCGAAGCGTGCAACGCTGAAGCCTGAACCATGGGAAGAAGTTTCCGATGGTAAGTACAAAGTCAAGTTCTCGTGGAATGAGGAGAACTGCCCCACAATTGTCGATAGTGAGGGCACGGTCATCAACAACTCAGCACTTCCCGTTTACAGCGGAAGTACTGTGAAGCTGGCATTCTTCCAGAAGCCCTACATTCTCAAGGATGGTGTCACCTATGGCACCAGTTTGAAGTTGAAAGGTATTCAGATCATCAGCCTTTCCAGCAGTGCTGGTGTTGATACTGGTGACATGGATGCTGAAGACGTTGCTGAACTCTTTGGTAAAACCAAAGGATTCAAAGCTGAGGATCCGAACGTGACCCCGGCACCTGCAACTGAAACCGACGTGGATTTCTAAGTTCTAATGGCTTTCCGTTCTGGGTTGGAGGAGAAGGTCGCTGATCTTCTCGCCAACCTGGGCGTGAAGTACGAGTATGAGTCAACCAAGGTTGCTTATCAGATTCAACATAATTACTGCCCTGATTTTCTTTTGCCGAACGGAATCTATCTTGAGGTGAAAGGTCATCTGACTGAAGAAGATCGTCGAAAGATGAAGGCAGTAAAGAATCAAAACCCTGACCTTGACATTCGCTTTGTATTTCAATCGCCCTATAACAAGATCTACAAAGGATCAAAAACTACGTACGCCAAATGGGCCGAGAAACACGGTTTCCAATGGTGTGTGTTCCACAGTATCCCTATCGAATGGCTGATGTAGAGCTGATCAAAGATCTAGCTACCAATCTAATCATGGCCCTTGACAAGCATTCCTCACCGAATGACATTGTTGAGGGTTTTGAAGATGCATTGGATAGTTACGAAGAATTGATCCAACGTTTCCACACACAGAAATGATCACGCCCAGAGATCGAATCGTCGAATACTTCTCTGATGCTTTATGTGAAGCAGAGGAGTTCATCAAGGATGGTCAGATGACGCCTGATGAAGTTGTCACTTGTTTCGCTGATGCATTGAACGAATGGCATTCGTATTTCCAGAACACCGCTGACATTTACGAAAAGCTGATCAATGCTGTTATCTCCCGATACAGAAACAAGTAACTTCGTTGCACATGAACCTTGTCCTAGTTGTGGTAGTCGAGACAATCTTGCTCGTTACGACGACGGCCATAGCTGGTGCTTTGGGTGTGGCTATCGCGAGCCGGGTGAATTCAACATCGTCAAATCGTCAAAACCACGAATGACATTTCCCATTAAGGGAACACCTGAACCGCTACCTAAACGTGGCCTCAGTGAAGAGACTTGCCGTAAGTATCGAGTCCATCGAGAAGGCAATCAACTCTTTTTCCATTACTTTTCAAAGGATGGGACCTGCACTGGTGCCAAGGTAAAAACCCCTGACAAACAATTCCGCTGGGAAGGGTCGAATCCTGATGGACAACTTTTTGGGCAGCAGCTCTTCCCAAGTTCTGGGAAACGAGTTGTTATCACCGAAGGAGAACTTGACTGCCTTTCGTGTTATCAGGCTTACGCGGGGAATTGGCCGATGGTATCAATACCGGATGGTGCCAATTCGGCCAAGCGTGCGATTCAAAGGCAGCTTGAGTGGCTCCAGGGTTATGAGGAGATTGTCCTCTTCTTTGATAATGACGCTCCAGGCCGTCAAGCTGCGAAGGATGCGGCAGGGGTATTGCCACCAGGCAAGGTTAAGATCGCTCACTTGTCAGATTTCAAGGATGCTTCCGATGCACTCCAGGCTGGCAAGGCACAAGCGATTAAAGAGGCAATCTGGAATGCTTCCGCATACCGCCCAGACGGCATTGTCGAAGCGAAGAGTCTCCTAGAGCAGATCCTTAAACCTAACGATGATGGACTCCATGAGTACCCCTACCAAGGTCTCCAGCAGAAGTTACACGGGATCAGGTGTGGAGAGCTTGTCACAATTACTGCAGGCTCTGGTATTGGTAAATCCTCTTTCTGTCGTGAACTCGCAACTCACCTTCTCAACAAGGGAGAACGAGTTGGCTACTTGGCACTTGAAGAAAGTAACCGTCGAACCGCCTTGGGACTGATGTCCGTTGCTGAAGGCAAGCCTTACCACATTGGTGAACACTCACGTACTGAATTATCTGATGTCTACTCCAGAACCCTTGGACATTGGCCGCTTTATCTTTTTGATGGCTTCGGTAGTTTTGATCCCGATGTTATTTATAACCGTGTGGAGTATCTTGCCCAAGGTCTTGACGTAAAGATCGTCTTCCTTGATCACCTCAGCATCCTGTTGAGCGGTCTTGATGGAGATGAACGACGTGTCATTGACCAAACAATGACCAAGCTGCGCTCTCTTGTGGAGCGGACTGGCATCTCATTGTTCCTTGTCTCTCACTTGCGTCGACCTAGTGGTGATCAGAGTCACGAGGAAGGAGCACGTGTAAGCCTTGGTTCGTTACGAGGTTCACACAGCATTGCACAACTAAGTGATGCCGTTATTGCCCTTGAACGGAATCAACAAACCAACTCCAAAACAACTGTACGAGTACTCAAAAATCGCTACAGCGGAGAAGTTGGCCCTTGTTGTGACCTTATTTATGACCTTAACACTTGCCGTTTTATCGAGCATGAACCCGAACAAGAGTTCGACCCAACAACAGACTTTTGATCCTTACAACCTACGTGGTCGTCTTCCTATGACGCCTGTATGGAAAGATCCCAATAAAGCCAAAGAGCGTTGGGACCGTGCATTTGATTACTTGGCAAAGCTAAAGCGCCCCAATCCTCCTACCCCAGAAATGGTGGAACGAGCACAACCCTACCGGGCGGACACGCTTCAGGAACTAGAGGCTGTCATTAAGTACCCCGCAAAAGCCATCGATGTCTGACACCATCATCATCTGCACTCCAGATGAAATGATCGCCATGCATGAGCGTGGTGAGATCAGCAGTTCAGGTCAGGTAATCACGCTACCAATCCTCTTTGAGTTTTTGTGTGATTACTACGGAGTCAATCCACACTGGAGCCCTAACGATGTCTACTGAAGAGTTCAAGATTCGGAACCTTCGTGGTGCTGTTTGTGAGTACCTCGATGAGGAGAATGTCGAACAGTTTCTCGATGATCTCCGAAAGATTCTTGATGAAGAGGAAGACGCCTTTATGAAGAAGGCTTTGGTCTACAAAGACCTTCGGAAGAAGTTGTTTAAATGAACCTCCTCTTCGACATCGAAACTGACGGCCTATACGACAACCTTACCACCATCCACTGTGTTGCTATCAAAGACCTTGGTAACAATGAGGTTTATGTCTTCAACGATGAAGGTACTCAAGAACCTATCGCTCGTGCCATCACGATGCTGGAAGGTGCTGAGACAATCATTGGTCAGAATGTAATCAACTACGACATTCCAGTCATCCAGAAGTTCTACCCGTGGTTCACACCACCAAGAACACTTGACACTCTTATTCTTAGCCGTCTGTATCACCCTGATCTGCTTAAGATTGATCAGACTAGGAAGTGGAACCACATGCCACTTCAACTCTACGGACGACATTCCTTAGAGGCGTACGGTTACAGATTGGGTGAGTACAAGGGTGGCTTTGCTAAGCAAACTGACTGGAAGACTTGGTCACAAGACATGGAGGATTATTGCGTACAGGACTTACAAGTGACTCACAAACTATGGAAGCACTTCCACAAATACCTGACTGGATCTTACTAGAACATCAGGTAGCAGAAATCCTCACCAAACAACAGTTGCATGGATGGTACTTCGATGAACGATCCGCTCATGAGTTGGAATCAGAACTACGATCTGCATTTGACTCGCTGCAAGGATCTCTTCGACAGCGGCACCCTTTCGTTGCGGGAGGCGAGTTTACTCCTCGTCGTTCTAACAAGACCAAGGGATATATACCTGGATGCGCTTTTACGCGCCTCAAGGATCTTAGCCCAACCTCGCGAGATCACATCGCGTGGATCATGCAGGAGTTCTATGGATGGGAGCCAACCCAGTTCACAGAATCTGGCAAAGCAACTATTGACGAAGTAGTTCTAAAGGACATAGGTACTCCAATTGCACTTGAATTCTTTCAGTGTTTGGAACTGACCAAGCAGCTTGGCATGTTGTCAGACGGCAACAACGCCTGGCTAAAGCTGGTCAGAAAGGGCCGAATCCACCACAACTGCTCAGTCTCAACTAACACCCATAGATGTGCCCACAGGAATCCAAATCTGGCCCAAGTCCCATCAGATGAACGATTCAGACGACTCTTCACTGCAACTCCAGGACTATGCATGGTTGGGGCCGATCTTAGCGGCATCGAGTTGCGGATGTTCGCGCATTACCTTAGTAGGTATGACGGTGGTCGCTATGGTGAGATCTTGCTTAATGGCGACATCCACCAAGTTAATGCCGACAAGATTGGCATTAGTCGTAAGCTCGTCAAAACCGTTACCTATGCTTTTCTTTATGGGGCAGGGAACGAGAAGATCGGACTTTCCTATGACCCTCAGCTTCCTACCGATAAGGCAAAGAAAAAGGGGGCAGAGATACGGCAAGCGTATCTTGATGCAATTGAAGGTCTTAGCGATCTTGTTGAGGCCGTCAAGAAAAAGGTTCAATCAGTTGGCCACATCAATTCAATTGATGGACGGCGTATCGCTGTTGATGGACCCCATAAAGCTTTGAACTATCTCCTGCAGTCAGGAGCTGGTGTCATTGCAAAGCGATGGATGGTCATCGCTAACGATCAAATTAAACAACTAAATACAGAAGCTGATCAACTGGCATTTGTTCATGATGAGCTTCAGTTTGAATGTAACCCCGCTCATGCGGACACACTAATGTTTAACCTTGAATTGTCAGCAGCTCTCGCTGGCGAGTACTACAAGCTGCGAATACCTATTGCAGCCGAAGCTAGTAGAGGAAGTACTTGGGCCGACACGCACTAGTCGTTGTTTTCACTGTAGAGAGGACTTACCCATTGATTTGTTTGGGAGTGACAAGTCAAGAAAATGTGGAGTAAGTCGATACTGCAAGCCATGTTCTAGGGCAATCTCTAGAGCAAGGAAGAAGTACATCCTGCCGGAAGGGCAGGTATGTGAGTGCTGCCAAGAACGCATAGCAACCGATTGGGACCATGACCCTAAATCAATGGCATTTAGAGGTTGGCTATGTCACCAATGCAACATAGGTATTGGACAATTTAACGACGATCCTACTTTCTTAAGTAGAGCTATCGCTTATGTATCAAAACGCTGCTAATGCCCACAACCAAATCCAAAACAAACCTAGCCAAGAAACAATTTGAATCACGTGCCAAGTTCAAGCACACCCGTCAAGGTAATGGAACCCGCTCACTCCCAAAAGGCACAAAGAAGCTACGTCGAGGTCAAGGTAAATGACACTGCTCATTGATGCCGACTACCTCGCGTACAAAACCTGTGCTGCTTGTGAAGATGAGATCGACTACGGAGATGACCTAATCGTTGTCACCAGCCGCTTCTCTGAAGTGCTGGACATGTTCCAGAAGGAGCTGATGTCCATTGCTGAATGCATGGGTCAGTTCGATGACTTCATCCTTTTCTTCAGTAGCCCAAAGAATTTCAGGAAAAAAATTTTCCCGGATTACAAGGGTCATCGAAATAGGAAGAAGCCATGCGGGTACAAGCGCCTGCTCAATTGGTGTGGTGATAATTACGTCACCATGGTGGTTGACAACCTGGAAGCTGATGATGCTCTGGGTATCTACGCCACTGATCCAATTGAATCAGAGAACGAACTAATTATCTGCTCACCTGATAAGGACATGAGACAGATACCAGGGCTGCTGTTTGATCTCAAGAATCCTGTGATTGAAATCACCAAGGAGGAAGGAGATCGATGGCATCTGATTCAAACCATGAGCGGTGACCAGACCGATGGTTACGCAGGTGCTCCTGGGATTGGTATCAAACGTGCTGATGCACTACTGGAGAAGCACGGATGCTGTTGGAAAACAGTAGTTCAAACTTTTGAAGAACGAGGGATGACTGAAGATGATGCTCTTCTTAATGCACGTCTCGCGCGGATACTCCAGTACACCGACTACAACTTCGACACCGATGAGCCAATCCTTTGGACCCCCACCTCCAGTACTGGAGATGACAATGGAGCAACAGTTCAAGATGAGAAGGTTGCAGGATCTGCTGCCTGAAGCAAGAAAGGAGGACATCATTACTGTCTTCCTTGCCTTGCAACATCAGAACTTTGTTCTTAGTAATACCGTATCTAACTTAGTAAAACAATGGCCGTTACCAACGGACCTTCGTACTACAAGCGAGGGTCAATAGAGGTTTGGGATTTTATTCGTGACCAACAACTCGACTACCACCTTGGCTGTGCAATCAAATACATCTGCCGAGCTGGACACAAAGACGATGCAATCGCAGACCTTACCAAAGCAATCCACTACCTTGAAAACGAACGTGAGTTTCTACGAAACAGCAGCGCACGAATTTCGGAGAGCGTACGAGCTGCCGCTCGGTCTGACGATTTCCTCTTTGAAGCTTCAGCAGAATTTGATCGATGAGGAGCACCTTGAGGTTGCTCATGCTTACCTCGATCTGCTTGAAGACATCACGAACAAACGAGCACGTGAGCACCTCTTGAAGGAACTTGCTGATCTGGTGTATGTGTGTCATCAGATGGCTGCAGCGTTTGGTTGGGATCTGCAGACGGCATATAACCGTGTGCATGCCAGCAACATGAGCAAGCTCGGGGAAGACGGCAAGCCCATACGTCGTGAGGACGGAAAGATCCTCAAAGGGCCTAACTACTTTGAACCTTCACTCATTGATCTTGTCTGATACTACTGTGGAAAAAGAACTCATCGCACGTACTGGCCGTGTACAAAGTTGGATTGATGATCCGACATCTCGTCTACCTGTGAGCTGCACCGTCTTCGTTGTTGAAGACACCATGGAGGGTGAGAATGGAATCGAAGCAAGCTGGCGATTTGTTAGCCATGCTCTCCGCTATGGAGCAGGAGTTGCTGTCCACCTATCGAAACTCCGGCCTAAGGGAGCGGAAAATGGTAAAGGGTTGGTTGCTTCGGGTCCTGTTAGCTTTGCCAAGATTTACTCGACCCTGAATGAAATCCTGAGGCGTGGTGGCGTCTACAAAAATGGAGCTGTTGTATGTCATCTTGATCTCAACCATCCTGATGTACTTGAGTTCATTAATGCTAGCCGTAGTGAGCTGCCTTGGGTTAAGCGTTGCGTCAACATCAACCACCACTGGTGGAACGTTGCCACGAACGAAGTCAAGGAAGCTCTGATTCTTGCCATCAAACGCGGCGACGTTTGGCTCAACAAAACAAAAGTCGATAAGCATGGACAACGTATCTACGGAAATGTTTGCCTGGAGGTGTACCTGCCAACACGGGGCACCTGTCTACTGCAACATGTCAACCTTGGGGCATGCGAACTTGATGACATTCGATCTGCGTTTTCACGTGGAATGTCCGAACTGTGTCACCTCCACTCAAAAACAGGTGTTGGAGACAGCGGTGAATACCTCACTCCAGAGGTTGATCGCCAGGTCGGTCTCGGAATGCTTGGGCTTTCCAACCTGCTCCGTCAACAAGGGGTGAGCTACAAGGAGTTTGGTGAGGCGTTGTTGCACATCGTCAACAACGAACCTCATGAACGGACTCCTGCTGCAGTGCTGGCTCATGAGATCCACGCTGGTATCCGTGAGGCTGCAGAGATCGCTAAGGCCAACAACATGGTGCGTGCCTTTGCCATTGCACCTACGGCCTCGTGCAGTTACCGATACAAAGATCTCGATGGGTACACCACTACCCCTGAGATCGCTCCTCCCATTGCCCGTCAAGTGGACCGTGACAGCGGTACGTTTGGCGTCCAGAGCTTTGACTACGGTCCGGTTGAGATCGCGTCTGAAGTTGGCTGGGATGATTACTTCAAAGTAGCTAACGGTATTGTCCGACTTCTTAGTCTGACAAATCTGCTACACGGATATAGTTTTAATTCGTGGAGCGACGTTGTTACTTATGATGAACGGTTTATTGAGGAATGGCTGAACAGCCCCCAAACCTCTTTGTATTACAGCTTGCAGGTGATGGGAGATGTTCAGGATAAGTCCGACGCATACGCTGCGTTGTCTCAATCTGACATCGACGATTACCTGGACGAGTTGTTTAATGACGACCCTGCTCCTGATTGTAATTGCGGCGAATGAACCCTTATCAGAAACTCTTTAATCGTAAACGTAAGTGGACCCCAGTGCAAACCACTGCTGGTCAGCTTGCTGAGGGCTCGGAGGAAACTATCTTCCGGGCTCTCGCCCTTCGCCACATGGAACTTCCTGTTGGCGACTTTATTAACGATGCATTGAAGAATGAAGTTCCAGAGTTATCGCGGGACTTACTGCGATCCAACATCACAGACGAAGAGAACCACGACTTGGCTCTCGGTTACATCGCCCAAGCTATCGGCACTGACCCAGTTGCTGAAGCCGAAGCCATGCGACTCCGCGATGCTTGGACGGCGCATCCAGATCACACGGTCCTCAAAGCAATGGTGGCCGAGCGTGCAATTTTCTTCGTTCTACTGCCATTCTTCCGCTTTAATGGTGACGCTGGTCTCCGAACAGTAAGTGCTGACATCAGCAGGGATGAGCAAGTTCATGTGGCAACGAATAGCTTGGTATGTCGTGAGCTTGGTCTCACTGTATCTCCTTCTCTTGATCGCCTCAGGAAGGCAACCATTGCTTGGGTAATGCAACCACTCAAGAAGTCAGAGAACAAGTACTTGGACAAACAGTTCTGGCTTGATCAAAGTGACAGCTTGATGTATGCAGGTAAAGCAGAAGGGTTGATCGATACACAACGTGCTCGGATGCCTGCGTTCTTTGAACATGCAAACCCCAACCTACCTCAGTATGCTTGAGACCAGTGGTCTCCAGCTTCAACCAATCTTACAAGAACTGGAGGAGAACTTTCCTTCAGTTAATCCACATCCAGATGATCCGACAAACTTAATAATGTACCGCTCTGGCCAACGTTCAGTGGTCGAGTGGATCAACCATCGTCTCACTGAAGAAAACAATGGCTAAGAAGGAATCAAAAAATCAAGGCGTCAAGCTTGCTATTCGGCAAGCGGGTGTAGGTGGCATCACCAAGCAAGAACTAAATAACATCACCAAGTCAACTGGTGCATCGGCGCAGACTGTTGTCAAACGGCTTGACTCTGTTAACCAGAACCTGAAATCTAACGAGAGGACAGGTATTAATCTTAATTCTGGTGCCGCTAACATGCTCATTAAGGAGGCTGGGCCTGCTTATGGTGGTTTCTACGGGCTAACCCAGAAGCCTACCTTTGGCACTGGGAGGATTGGTCAAGCATTAGAAGGTATGCGTGGAACTCGCGCAAGTGGCGGCTACCAAAATCCTCAGAGTGGTTATGGCTCGGTGACTCCTGGTACGGATCGCAGGTTCATGATGGGTGGCACAGCTATCCGACCTGGTGGACGTGAAACCGTTCGCGGATTTGGTAAGCAGTATTCACTACCTGAACAAGACAAAAAGGTAATCAAGAACCCAATTGGTGGCGTAGGTTATGTGCCAAATCAGGTAAATAACGATCAAACCGTACAGGATCCTGTTACAGAAGATCCTGTGACGACAGATCCCGTCGCTTCAACATCTGACCCTGGTCCTGGCATGATGGCTGGTGGAGGACTTGGTGCTCTTGGTGCCAACAAACTCAATCGTGCTAAATCACGTCTTCGTCAACTTGGTATCTACGGACGTGGTACTGGTCTGCTTGGTCGCGGACTGCAATACGGAAACTCACTTAATACTGGACGCTAATGTCAGCCAAATCACGGTATGACTATTTAGCAAGTGACCGTTCAAACTTTCTAAACGTAGCAAGACAAGCTGCTGATCTTACTCTTCCTTACCTCAATCGTGGTGAAGAGGAGTGGGTCAAAGGAGCACGTCATCTACCTACACCATGGCAAAGCGTTGGTGCAAAGGGGGTAGTCACTCTGGCATCGAAATTGATGCTGGCACTACTGCCTCCTCAAACCAGCTTCTTTAAGCTACAGGTAAATGACAGTGCATTGGGTACTGAGCTTCCTCCCGAAGCTAAGTCAGAGTTGGATCTTTCCTTTGCAAAGATCGAACGCATCATCCTTGAATCTATTGCTGCTTCTAGTGATCGTGTCGTTGTACACCAAGCACTGAAGCATCTAGTGGTGACAGGTAATGCGTTGGTCTTCATGGGAGAGAAACAGCTCAAGCTGTACCCCTTGAATCGCTACGTTGTAGAAAGAGATGGCAACGGTAATGTGCTTGAAATAGTCACAAAAGAACGCATCTCAAAGAAGCTTCTCATGAAGGTTCTACCCATGGCTGTGCCCAATGATGTGGCAGGCACTGAGGCAGAACGGAATGATGAGGCAGACATCTACACTCACATCCGCCGAGACAACAACAGGTTTGTCTGGCATCAAGAATACGAAGACAAGATCATTCCGGGTTCAATGGGCAAAGCACCCATTGAAGCAAACCCGTGGCTTGTTCTTCGGTTCAACACTGTTGATGGTGAAGTCTATGGTCGTGGTCGAGTAGAGGAATTCATCGGAGATCTACGCTCCCTTGAAGCACTCTCTCAGGCTCTCGTAGAAGGCTCTGCAGCAGCCGCTAAGGTTGTCTTCGTAGTATCACCCTCAAGCACTACCAAACCGGCCACGCTGGCTCAGGCAGGCAACGGTGCCATCGTTCAAGGAAGACCGGATGACATTGGTGTCATTCAGGTTGGAAAGACTGCGGACTTCCGAACTGCATTTGAAATGATGCAGCAGTTGGAACGTCGGTTGTCTGAAGCATTCCTCATCCTTTCTGTAAGGCAGTCAGAACGTACAACTGCTGAGGAAGTACGGATGACTCAAATGGAACTGGAACAACAACTCGGTGGACTATTCAGTTTGCTGACGACTGAGTTCCTTGTTCCGTATCTAAACCGTAAGCTCAATGTCTTCCAAAAGACTGGTCAGATTCCACGTCTTCCAAAGGACATTGTTAAGCCTACTATTGTTGCTGGTGTTAATGCACTGGGTCGAGGACAAGATAGAGAAAGTCTTGGCTCGTTCCTGCAGACCATTGCACAAACGATGGGGCCTGAAGCTCTTGCGAAGTACATCAACAGTGATGAAGTAATCAAACGTCTGGCTGCTGCTCAAGGCATCGACGTGTTGAACCTCGTCAAGAGTGTTGCTGAAATGAAGCAAGAACAGATGGAGAACATGAGTATGCAGAAGGACATGATGCTTACTCAACAGATTGGTCAGTTGGCTAAGACTCCACTGATGGATCCAAGTAAAAACCCACAAGCAATGGAGATGATCAATGGACAAGGCAATCCCCTCGCGGCCTCAGCGCCAGAAGAACAAGCCGGTGCCCCAGCCCCTATCGGCTGAGGATCGTGAACTCTTTGATGAGTCCGGCAACAAATACGCACCACGCACCAAGATCGGCAAACCGACCATCGGTGTTCCCAATCGTGTTGAACGAGTTGGTCTTGGTAATCTCAAAGTAATCACAACTAATGGCTACACTGACGTACGATCCGACTGAAGCTCAAGACGGTGAGTTCTCTGCAGAAGAACTTGACTCACTTCAAGTAGGTCAAGCTCTTGAGGAACAACAGCAACAACTGCTTGCTGGTAAGTTCAAAGATGCAGAGGATCTTGAACAAGCCTACATTGAGCTGCAACGAAAGCTAGGCAACCGCGAAGCTGACACTGCTGAAGAAGAACCTTCACAAGAAGAAGAAGTTCAAGATGAAGAAGTTGATGTCGACTTCCTTGAGCGTCTATGGCAAGAAGCACAGGATGAGTATTCACCAGAGACCCTTGAGGCTCTGCAGAACATGGATCCTACTGACCTTGCTCAGATGTACCTGGAGTATCGCTCACAGGTTGAGGAAGGTGGTGCTGTTGAAACCATCACTGCTGAGGATGTCAGCAACTTGCAAGGCATCGTCGGTGGTGAACAGCAGTATGGTCAAATGATGGCCTGGGCACAGGAATCCCTGTCTGAGCAAGAGATCAACATGTACGACGCAGTAATGGAAAGGGGTGATCCTCTGGCCTGTTACTTCGCTGTGAATGCTCTTGCCTTCAGGTTCCAGGAAGCTCAAGGTTATGACGGCCAGATGCTGACTGGTAAAGCACCGTCTCAGGTTCAAGGGTTCCGTAGTCAAGCTGAACTTGTGCGTGCCATGAGTGATCCTCGCTACGACAATGATCCTGCGTACCGTGCAGATGTAGCAGCGAAGCTTGAGATGTCTGATCTCAACTTCTAAATGATGTTGGAAGAGTAAGCAATATACAAGTCCTTTGCAATGAACTCATGCTTACTCTGACACTCACTCTTGCTTCTCTTGCATCGTGGTATGGCTATCCTTATCACGGTAATCGCACCGCTTCTGGTGAGATCTACAACATGCATTCCATGACTGCAGCACATCGTACGCTTCCTTTTGGAACCAAGGTGCGTGTCTGCAATACCTCAAACAAACGCTGCGTTAATGTCCGTATCAATGATCGTGGACCTTTTGTTCATGGTCGTGACATTGACCTTAGTCGTGCTGCTGCTGAGGTGATTGGTTTGAGAAGTGCGGGTGTTGGTCAAGTCACCATTCAACGAATTAACTGACATGGCTAAAGCAAATCCCTTTGATCCGAAGGTGTCTTCGGTGACTGTGCAGTATGTAACTCCTACTGCAAACAGCCAGGCATTCATTAGTGCCTACGGCGAGACTGCTCAAACCCTGACTGAACTGAGCCCGAAAGGTACGAAGGTTCAAGCCGGTGGTGCTGCCTGGCCTGCCTGATCATGAAAGGTAAAGGTGGTAAGGGTGGCGGCGGCAAGAAAGGCTGCTGATGAAACCCGGTCTCTACGCCAACATCCACGCCAAGCGTCTTCGCATCAAGAATGGTTCTGGTGAGAAGATGAGAAAGGCTGGATCGAGTGGTGCGCCGACTGCGGCACAATTTAAGAAAGCAGCAAAGACTGCTAAGAAGTAAGCAACGTACGTTCATCCCATTGGGACGCATACCGCCTGATCATGGAACGGGGGTCAGGTACTTCAATCCAGAACAATGACTCAGGTCGAGACGGATGCCCGTGTACGGGAGCAGAAAGCTGCTGACAAGGAGCAGAAGCTGAAGTATCGTGGCGTTGCTTACACACCTAAAACTAAATAACTAAATGGAGCAGGGCACCTCAGAGTCGGACCCTGCTCTTATTGACTATTGGCCTTCTACGGAAGACAACCTTTAGTCATGACGGTCTGGAGAGACAGACATCAAGAAACAACTTTAATGAACACATGTTTACTCATGTGATTCTCTAAGCGCTTAGAGAGAACGAACACAAACTTCTCTCTTTACTATTGTGGCTAACACTACCGTAACTTCTATTGGTCGCGTAAATAATACGTCGGCCACTCCTCTTGCTCTTGGTACTGCTTACGATACCAAGTATGCAACTTATCTGAAACTGTTCTCTGGCGAAATGTTCAAGGCGTATGAAAGCGCCACTATCGCCAAAGGCACCGTGCAAAGCCGTACCCTGAAGAACGGTAAGGCTATGCAGTTCATCTTCACGGGCCGCATGGAGGCGGCGTATCACGAACCTGGCACCCCGATCCTCGGGTCTGGGGATCCTCCGGTGGCTGAGAAGACCATTGTCTGTGACGACCTTCTCGTAAGTTCTGCCTTTGTGTACGATCTCGATGAGACCCTGGCTCACTACAGCCTGCGTTCTGAGATCGCCGCTAAGATCGGCCACGCTCTGGCTGAGGCTTACGACAAGAAGATCTTCCGTCAGATCGCTAAAGCTGCTCGTGAGGCTCACCCGATCACTGCTGCTCCTGGCCCTGAGCCCGGCGGTAGCATCATCCAACTGGGTGTGCAGAAAGAGTACGACGCTCAAGCTCTGGTGGATGCCTTCTTTGAAGCTGCTTCTATCATGGATGAGAAGAACCTGCCCAAGCAGGGTCGTATGGCTGTGCTGTCCCCTCGTCAGTACTACGCACTGGTGAGCCAGGTTGATAGCAACATCCTCAACCGTGACTTCGGCAACAACTCCGGTAGCCTGCAGTCCGGCGAAGGTCTCTATGAGATCGCTGGTATTCCCATCAAGCGCTCCAACAACCTGCCCTTCCTGGCCGGTACTGTTGCTGCTGTGAACGGTGAGAACAACGACTACTCCGGTAACTTCAGCACCCACTGCGGTCTGATCTACCACAAAGATGCTGCTGGTGTGGTTGAGGCCATTGGTCCTCAAGTGCAGACCACTGGTTCTGACGTTCGCACCATGTATCAAGGTGACATCATTGTTGGTCGTCTTGCCATGGGTTGCGGCACCCTGAACCCTGCCTGCGCTATCGAGCTGCAGTCTGCTCGTTCCTGATAAGGAGATAGACACATGTCTATTGTTCCTGGCACTTCGGTGATCCTTGTTGAAGGGAATGCCATTGGCTCTATTGCCAGCTCTGAAACTCAGAATCCGCTGACTCCTGTGGAGTTTGGTCGGACTGTGGCTTCGGGTCAGGGCATTCGCCTCGACAAGGTGAAGACTGATGACGTAGACGGCAAGCTGCCTTACGTCGCTCCTACTCCCTGATTGAGGTAAAACATCATGGCTGCTTCTGTAGCTGCTGGCAACAACGGTGCTTGCACCACTGATGCCGTTCGTATTTCTGTAGCCAAGACTCGTTTTGGTTATGGCTCTGCTGTCGCTGATTCTGCTGTGGCTTCGACCACCAAGGGTCTGCGTACTGCTTATCCTGGCGTTGAGTGCAACATCGCTAACGTCTGATCTATTGGGGGAGGCTTCGGTCTCCCCTCTTTTTTATCCATCGCATACAACATTTCTGTTATGCCGTTCCCTACCACTAACGCTCAGACTGAGCTTCAAGCTGTTAATGAAATTCTGGCGTCAGTTGGTCAGGCGCCTGTAACCACCCTTGATCAAACCAACCCGGACGTTGCAATTGCGTACGACACCCTTCAACAGGTGTCACGGGAGGTTCAGGCAGAAGGATGGACCTTTAACCGGGAGTATGAATACCCGTTTACTCCTGACAACAACAACCAGATTCTTATTCCCAACAACGTGCTTCAACTCGATCTAACTCCTAGCTACAGGGATCGGGATGTTGTACGTCGAAGTGGGAAGCTGTATGACCGCACTGCTCACTCGTACACCTTCACTGAGCAGGTGCTGTGTGACGTGGTGTGGTTGTTTGATTGGGTTGATCTTCCAACACCCATCAAAGACTACATCGTTGCACGAGCTGCCAGTATCACATCCTCACGGATTGTTGGTGATAGTACTCAATACCAGATGCTGCAACAGAAAGAAGCATACACCCGTGCAATGGCTCTTGAGTATGAATGCAACCAAGGAGACTACACCTTCTTTGGTCATCCTCGTGGAGTCAACTACTACAACAGCTATGAACCCTATAAGGCATTGTATCGCTGATGGCAAGTGTAACTCAACTAATACCTAACTTTCTTGGTGGTGTATCCAAGCAACCAGACGACAAGAAGCTTCCAGGGCAGGTTGTAGAAGCAATCAATGCCTACGCAGATCCTACCTATGGATTGTCAAAGCGGCCTGGCACCAAGTGGTTAGGCAACCTTTCGTCTACCACGAATGAATTCCAAAATGGTAAGTGGTTCTACATCAACCGAGATGATACTGAGAAGTACATCGGTGTGATTTATGGGACCAGCATCAACATCTGGAATGTCAACAACCCAGCAGCGACTGTCACTGTAGCCAATACTGGAAGCAGCTATCTGACCTACGGTAGCTCAAATGCCAAGAATAGTCTTCAGGTACTAACTGTTCAAGATACAACAATTGTCGCTAATAACCAAGTCACTGTTACAACCCAAGCAGCACCAAGCTTCACTGCAAAGTCAAAGGCAACCATCCGTCTTTACAGTGCGGAGTACGGCGCTGAGTATTACGTCAAGGTAGGTTCTGCTGCAGCTTATAGCTTCACCACAAAGAACACAGAAGACCCTGCTAACACCAATACAACGACGAACAAGGTCTTGAATGCAACTGACATTCTAGATCAGATCTTTACGAACATCCCCCTTCCTGCTGGTGTTACGAAGACTAAATGCAAAGGCAGTATCGAACTCTCTGGATCGTCTGCTTTCACCATCGAAGCTCGTGGTGGTATCAGCGGTGAAGAGCTGAGAGCATTTCAAGATGAAGCCAATAACTTCTCTGAACTGCCTGCTGAAAGCGTTCAGGGTCGAGTCATCAAGATCAACAATACTGTCGCTAAAGAGGACTCCTACTACGCAACCTTCATCGCAGAGAACGGTGTCTCTGGTAAAGGTAGTTGGCAGGAGACCGTTGCACCGAACGTATCCAAGGGTCTGACTGCATCCACCATGCCGCATGAGCTGGTGAACACCGCACTAAACACCTTTGAGTTCAGGCCCATCACTTGGGAAGAGCGTCTGGTTGGTGATGATGAAACTAACGAGCATCCAAGCTTTGTTGGCAAAAAGATCCAACAGGTCTTCTTCCACAACAACCGCCTTGGCTTCTTGACTGGTGACAATGTGTCGATGAGTCAAAGTGGTGAGTTCTACAACTTCTACCACGTCTCTGCTCTTACCCAAGCTGACAACGATCCTATTGACATCAGTTGCTCTAGCTTGAGACCTGCTGTTCTTCACTCAGTGCTACCTGCTGCTCAGGGTCTGGTGATGTTCAGCAAAACTCAGCAGTTCTTGATGTATTCAGATGACGGTATCCTTACCCCTAAGACTTCAGTAATCAGGACCATCTCCAACTACGAAAATGAAGAGCTGATCCCACCAGTAGACGTTGGTACAAACATGGTATTCCTGAGCAAGTCTCCAGGTTATACCCGTATCTACGCAATGGCTACTCGTGGTCAGCAAGAAAACCCTGATGTGTTGGACATTGGCCGAGTGGTTTCTGAATGGGTTCCTGATTCTGTCGCTGATCTCATTGCATCACCTCAGAACTCATTCTTTGCGATGTATGGCCCGTCTTCCCAATACGTGTACTTCTTCAGGACTTACACAGTTGGTGAAGAGACAGCAATGCAGACATGGTTCAACTGGAAGATGCAAGGCAATGTCCAGTTCTTTACTGTCGATAGTGATGACACGTACATTGTCACCTACCAATCAGGGCAGTACACCCTCTGCAAAGCGAACCTCACTCAGACCCCCGATGATGCCATTCTGAGAGCCGATAGCGGTCAGGTGGTGCAACTATGCCTGGATCAGTATGCAACGCCTTCTAGCGTCACTTACAACGCTACTACGAAGGTTAATCGTTGCTACCTCCGGTACAAAGACATTACTGGGCTGAGCCCTGCTGTGATCATTGCTGACCCAACCAACACTGGTGAGTCTGGCTTCACTGTGACTCCTACTCGTGGTAGTGATTTAACTGGTCCTTACTTTGAGTTTGTTGGTGATGATTACTCAGCACAAGCAAGTAAGGTCTACCTTGGATTCAAGTATGACTTCGACATTCAACTCCCAACGATCTACTACCAGATTGGGGAGAACAGATCTGATTACACAGCAAACCTAACAGTGGCTCGGGTGAAGTTCTCGGTTGGTCTTTCCAGCAATGTTGGCTTCAAGCTGAAAGCAAAAGGTCAATCCGAATGGTATGACGTTCAGTCGATCCAAGATGCTGACTATTACTTGGCTGATGACGTTCCTCTGAATGAACAGACCGTGTACACATTACCTATTCATCAACGTAATTCAAACTTTGACCTAAAGGTCTTTAGTGATTCACCATTCCCGATCTCTCTTACTTCGATGATGTGGGAAGGATCTTATTCACCACGATTCTATAGGAGGGCGTAATGGCATGGGAACTTGTTGCTGCTGGCATCTCTGCGATTGGTGGCCTGTTTGGTGCTTCGGCACAGCAGAGCCAGCAAGATCAAGCTAGAGAGCTGCAGCAGAAAGCAATCAATCGTCAGTTTAGATACGATAAACAAAACTATCGGTTTAACTGGCAAGATACAAAGGCTAACTATAATTACCTTAAGGATGGCATCCAGATCCAGCGAGACAACGAAGAGCGTCTGGCTAACTATCGTGATGCTACTAACTTCCAAGACTACAACTATCGTCTTCAGATCCAGAACTTTGAGTACAACCAGCAGATGCGGATGTACAACAAGTCTGAGCAGTTGTACCGTCAACAAAGAAACTTCAATTCACAAGCTGCTGCTCTTGCTTACCAAGCAGAGAATCGCAGATTACAGGAAACATTTCAAGAAGCAGCTTTCAATAACCAAGACCTTCTTGTACAACTTCTTCAAGAGGAAGGTAAGGCTGCTGCACGTGGTCAAGCAGGTCGTTCAGCAGGAAAGGGCCTGCAAAGCGTGATTGCATCCTACGGGAGGAATCAGGCTGTCATCGCTGAGAGTCTTGTTAGTGCAGAACGTCAAAGCACAGCCAATCTTCGTGACATTGATCTTGCGAAGTATGGCGCTGACCTTAGTGCTGAAGCTAATCGAATGCTGCGTCCTGAAAGGCTTCCCACGCTGCCAGCTCCTATTGCAACGCCTCGTGCAATCTTCCAAGATCCTCGCAAACCGAAGAAGCCGCCTAAGCCCATTAAGATGGTTAACACTGTTAAGGGTGGAAGTTCTTTACCTGTTTGGAATGCTGCGATCAGTGGAATTGCAGGGGTTACGGGCTCTTTAAGTTCACTCTATAAATAACGGAGAAATAAATGGATCAGGTTAAATTCAAAGGGTACGCCCAAGAAAGAGGATTTCAACCAATCCAAGCTCCGATGGGAGTATTGTCCAGGATGCAAGAGCAAGCTGATCGCACCCTACGGGGTATGCGTGATAATGCTAATGCACTGACCTCTCAACGGAACGATTACGAGCAAGCCCTACGTGGCACTCTTGCACGGGAACAACAGAACCGTGATGACAATTACCAATTTGAACGTCAATCTAGAAGGAACTACCAGCAGGCAAGACTTAATAACCTAAAGCTAAAAGCCGAGAATGTTGGTGAACCTGACATTCAGAACCTTTCTGCTCTGGCTGATTTGTCAAAGACTGTTGGAAACATTGTTTCTGACTATGCTAAGCAGAAGAAAGAGTCTGATCAGCTTTATGGTCAGAACCTTGTCTTCCAATACGGTGTAACACCAAACATTCTCGCTGAGTACGAAACCCAAAAGGAACAACTTACTAAGGGTGCTGCTGCTGCGAATGCTGCTGCAAATCAGATGGAGTTCCGTGGTGTCCCCATTGAGGTTCTTGATAAGGTTCGTGGTCTTGGTGGTTGGAAACTGTATGGTGCGACTCGCGCCTATGCCATTCAAGGTAGCCAAGACTACGCCATCTTTCGTGGTACATCTGCTGACACTCCGATCCCGTTTGGTGACCGAGAGATCACCCTCTCCAGTGCCACTTCTACTGAAGAGTGGGAAGCTGCTAACGCTTATGTCAGAACTGAGTTTCTGAAAAGCTACAACGGAATCAATCCTGCACTCCTTAATGAGCATCTTTACCCTAAGATGCGTAGCCTTGAAATGCAGGAGCGTGTCTCGTATCAAGAGGCGCGTAATAAAGTCCTTGCAGAGAACCGGAAAGAAGAAGATGCTAAAGACCTCCTTGATTCTGTACGTGGTGTAGATGCTGGTGCTGGTCTTATTGATTGGATTGCCAGAGGGTCTGGTGGCGATCCTGCTATGCGCTCAGCTAAGAAACGTGAGGCCGGAGAGATCCTTGAGAAGTACGCTTCCTTGGGTCTCCTTGATCGAGAAACTCTCGACAACATCCGTGCTGGTTCATACGTCCGTGCAGATGGTCAAACACGCAACATTGGTGAGGACTTTGCTGTTCAGCTTGCTAAGGCTTATGACGCCGTTTACCAGCGTGAAAAGCGTACTGTTGATGAGCAGGAATTCCAAGAAGGTGAGAAGGAGAAGGCTTTTAAAACAAAGGTATATGACAACCTTGAAGCTGGTGTACCTCTAACTCAAGATGCCGTTGACTCACTCATCACTCAATACGAAGGTGAGTTTAATCGCGAGGCCCCTTCCTGGTTAAAAGATCTTAAGACACGCACTACTGAGTACGTCGAGGCACAAGCTCTAGACGCATACCTCCAGGATCTGGATAATCGAAATCTCCTCACCACTAGGGAGCTGAATCGTTATCTAGCAACCAACCCCGATCTGGTAGCGAAGTATAAGACCAAGGCCAGTCAGAACGACAACCTTGCTACGCTTCCTAAGGATAGTGTCGAAAATGCGAAGCGTGAAATTAATGCACGCATCAAAGAGACCCTTAAGCAAACAGGATCTGATCGCGTAGATAGCTCGGCATTCATCGCTGCCAGTGACTATGCAGAGCGGCTCTTCAACGAGAAGGTTCGCTATGAGATGAGCGTTGGCAACCTGTCTCCACAAGCTGCTGTTGATTCTGCAAAGCAGTACATCAAGAACCTTATCGAAGACGGTAAGCAAGGCAAAGGCGGTCCGTTTGCAATGAAGGGTCAGCTTGATGCAAATGGTAAGTTCCGTCCAAACCTCAACCAAGAAGCTCCTTTTGAGTTTCAAGGCCGTATTCCTGACAATACACGAGCTAGAAAGCGTGCTCAGGACATACGTAGTCGGATCAATAACAGGACGCTCAACATCGAAACCGATGTTTTCCTTGACCCCGCTGAGTTGAAGAATCTTGAGCGCATTGCTCGTGGCCAAGGTGGTACCTTTGCTCCAATTCTTGCATCCGCTGCTTCTGGCCGTCTTGATCAGAACGGTAATCCCCGTACGATTATCGACATCGCCAACGCACAGCTTCGTGCTTCAGGCTCCACACTTCAAATTGGTCTTTCAGGCGCCGATCAGATCTTTAAAGGACTCGATCCTCGCTGGCAGATACGTCTTAGTAGCTACCCCAGCACAGCTAATACATACCAGGCTTTCTCTACATCAGCTAACTACAAGCCTCTGCTTGATCTGATCGCTTCTCGTGAAAGCATGGGTTACGGCCAGTATGACGCAATGAATCGAGGTGGCAGTGCTGGTGGAACTGTTGCCATTGGCAGTGCCAACTCTAACGATGTCTTTGGTCGTGGTCTTTCTACTATGACTGTTGCTGAGGTCATGAACCTCCATAGTCAAAGTAAGGTTCATGCTGCAGGTCGTTATCAAATCATTGGTTCTACACTTCGTGGTCTGATGAATGGTTCGTATGGTGCAACGGGTGTTGAACCTACAGATCGCTTTGATGCTGCCACGCAGGACAAACTCGCTATTGCTCTTTTGAAGGGTCGTGCTGGCCGTTTCTTGACTGGCTCTGGTTCCTTGAGTGCAGCAGTTGCTGGCATGGGACAAGAGTGGATTGGACTTCAAAATGAAAAGTCTAAAGAGCTTCTACGTACACGCCTTCAGCAATTAAGGACAACGCTTCAGGCTCCATCTCCGATGCGTCAACCTGAGATGATGCGAACCAATGTTGTCTACCGTGTCGGTAACATTGGTCCTACAAGCACCGCAGCACATCTCCATGTAGGGGCAACCGATGGTGGATTCTTCCACCGGCATTTCCTTGATAAATACATTCGCGTCGGTAAAGCAAAAGGTCCGCTTAGCCAAGGTGTCACCGTGGATGGTGGCCGCTTTGGAGCAGGCCGAGACTATGGATCCCATAAAGCATGGGACTTTGCTTTCGACGATGGCACTCCTGTCTATCTCTCAAACGGTGCTCAGGTTGTCAGCAACCGCAAAACCCAGCACGGTGACGAGCTTGTTATCAAACTTCCAAATGGAAGGCAATTCTATTTCCTACACGGTACAGCTAGCTAACTATGGTTTACTCTGCTCCTATGTCCGGTGATCAATACGATCCCGAATCCTACAAGCAGGATCAGCAATACCTTGATACTGCAATTGAAGAAGAGGAGCGCCGTCGTCAGGAACAAGCTCTTCTAGAAAAACAACGTCAACAAGAAGAAGAATTAATCAAGGCTACCACTGATCCGAAGACTGGTGCTCCTTTGCCTAGTCAGCAGACAATGGATCCTAAAGAGTTTGGTCTAAAGGAGAATGCTGTAGAGCTTGGCAACGCTGCCGTTGGTGGTCTGCAGGATGTGGCTAATTCAGTTGCAGGTTTACCTCAGAAGGTCTTTGATCCCCGCTTCTACCAAACTGACAACGGTGAGTACAAGCCTGCTTGGCTCCCTTTCAGTGAACCTCCTATCACTCGTACTGTATGGGGTGGGTTTATTCGGCGTGCTGTTGAGTTTGGTGGTCTGGCCCTTCTTACTCGTAAAGCCGCTGGACGCCTACCTGGAGCACCTGCAAAATACGTAGCTCAAGGACCAAAGATTACTCCTGCAACAACCACTGCAGGTAAAGCAGCAAATCTCGGTCAGAACCTCCTTCACAGCGCTGCTGTAGGTGCTATTGCTGATGCTGCAAGTAACAGCTCCACACAGACCACGATGATCGAAGATCTTCGCAAGGTCAAGCCTGAATGGTCTGATGCTCTTGAAGCATTCTCTCCCCCAGAAAACGCATCTCCTGTGCAGCGAACCATCTATAACATGGCAGAGGGTCTAGGTATTGGCCCTGTTGCTGACTTGTTGTTTGAGGGTGCTCAGGGGGCTATTAAGAAGGTCATCAATAAGCCACGTTCGCTCCCGGTCAATACCTCTGAATCCACCGCACGCATTGTCCGCGAAGATGTAAATCTTGGTATGGAGGCGGCTCGTCAATCTGCTCTCAAGAAACAGGATCTTGAAATCACACGTGCTGCTAGTCAGCAAGCTGAACGTGATTACGCTAAAAATCCTCTTGATAACAAACGTTATGCAGACATGACCGACGAGGAGAAATTCAACCTCAAGGTCAAAGTTGCAACCCGTCAGAAGCGTACTTCATGGTTGGATCAATACACTGTATATGACCCTGAACGACGTGCTCGTGTTCAAGCTGACAACGAAACTGAAGTTGCAATGAAGCGTCTTCAGGATGAGTTTGATGATCCAAACAAGCCTCAGGAGTTTGACGGTTATATCAACGAAGGCGGTGATCCTAGTCAAGGCAGAGCCTTCAGTAACACCAATTCAGCAATGAATACCGTTGCTGATGTCCAACGTATCAAAACTGACTGGGAGCAATCCAAAGGTTCTCCCCGCTCTCCTCTGACTGAAGTCGAATACGAACGTATCACCAGTGTTCCTGGTGGAGTCAAGAGTATCCCACAAGAAGCGCTTGATCGTTTGAATAACGACCCGGCATACAAGGAACTTATCACTGAACTTTCTAAGAAAGGGCAACGTCCTAGTGACTTCTTTACTGAGATCTACGACGAAACCACGCAACTCCTTGCTGGTCGTAAGGTCTATGAACTTAGTGATGCTGAGCTTGAGGAGATCTACGGTGGCAATGTCCTTGTTGGTGCCAATCCCGACACCACACAAAACATCGCTTACTATCGAATTGATGATCACCTGAAGACCAACGTCCTACTCAGCCTACTTGATCGCGAGATGCGTGATCTTGCTCTTGCATCTAAGAGTGTTATTGATGAGGTTGATGTTCTTGCTAAAGATGGGCTGTATGACCGCCTAGAGAAGCGTTGGCTTACATTCCACATGGGCCTAAAACAGAGTCGTTATCTACGTTCTCTCGGTCTTAGTGAACTTAAGGTAAAGCCTACTGATGTAGAAGCACGTCTGAATGAGATCAAAGCTTCTGTTCAGGAGGGTGCGTCTATGGTTCGTGAGGCACTCGATAGTGATAAGACAGATGATCTCCTTCGCGTCATCACCGATGCATACTCAATGACCGACTCTATCCAGGGTTGGGATGATCTTGATAACTTCATGCGTAACCGTCTACGTGGTTACAAGGATGGGGATGTTCAGGTTCAAGGTATGCGTGCCAAAGAACTAGGCGCCACTATGGTACACAGCGTCCTCTCTGGTCCCAAAACACCTACCAGAACAGTCGTTGGAAGCAGCTTGATCACGGCACTTAGACCTGTCCAGACTGCACTAGGGGCTACTGATAGCTATCTGAAGGGCGATGATCGTGTGATGAGGACTGCCTTTGCTCAGGTACACGCGATTCAAGAGGCTTTAGGTGAAAGTTGGAAGCTATTCCGCCTTAATCTGCAGTCTAACTTCAAAGGAAATGAACTGCCTGACCTGCAAACCATTGCTACGTCCTACACCACAAGTGTAGATGACGCTGAATTTGAAATGGTTAAGGCTTGGGTTGATTCTAATCGTGGCGAATCTGAACGTGCATTGTTCAATCAAGTAGCGATGCTGCGTGGGATGAACAAGAATCCACTATTGACGTGGAGTTCAAAGGTAATGGCTGCAACTGATGTTGCTTTCCAGCACATCACCGGGCGTATGCGTCTCAAGGAAGTTGCAATCAACAAGGCATTTGACTACGCACAAGCCAAGAACCTAACTCTTGATGATACTGCAATGCGGGATCTTGTTCAGGAGTACGAGAAACAACTCTACGGTCAGATCTTCGCTCCTGATGGAACCTTGTCTGATGCATTGGCTCAGCGTAACTTCCGTGAGACAGCAATGACTCAAGACATGCCAAGGATGCTTGAGAACATTGACAATGCACTCGCTATGTCGCCGTGGCTAAAGCCGTTCATGCTCTTCACACGGACTAGCTGGAACGCACTCACTCTTACAGGTAAGCATACTCCAATCCTCAATAGGTACATTAAGGAGGTAAGAGACATCAGCACACTTCCGTCTGGTCACCCTGATCTTGTGAAATACGGAATCAACAATGATGCTGAACATGCTGCTGCTAAGGCTTTGATTAAAGGTCGTGAAGCTATGGCAACAAGTGTTGTAACTATGGCTGGCCTTTTCTATGCCTCAGGCAATCTTACTGGTAATGGACCTTCAGACAAGCAGCTTCGTGAGACTTGGCAGCAAATGGGTTGGCAGCCCCGTTCCATGCGTATTGCTGGACAGTGGGTCAGCTACGACTCTCTTGAGCCATTCAACATGTTCCTTTCGTTCGTCGCCGATGTTGGCGATGTATCAAAGGAGATGGGGCCTGATTGGCAATCTAAGATGCTTGACAGAGCTAAGTATCTGCTTGTAGCCAACATCGTCAATAAATCATTTATGCAGGGTCTCAGCCAACTTACTGAGGCACTTACTGCTCAAAGTGCTGGCGAAGTTTCTCGTGTAGCTGCCAGTATGATCAATAACCAAGTTCCTCTTTCGTCGCTTCGCAATGAAATTGGTAAGTTGTTCAACCCTGGCATGCGTGAACTCTCTGCTGAGTTCTCGGATAGTATCGCCAACCGCAACCTATGGGCAGGTGAGTTAGCTGATCTTCCTTATAAGCGCGACCTTTTGAATGGCTCTCCTCTCAAGATGTTCGACTTTCCAACCAGGATGTGGAACACCGTGATGCCATTCCAAATTAACTTAGATACCACCCCTACACGAGAGCTGCTATTCCGTTCTCTTTACGACGTTAAAACTACGGTTAATACACTTCCTGGTCAAGGTGGCGGTCAACTACCACCAAAGCTTAAATCTAAGTTCCAGGCTTTTATTGGGCAGCAGAACATCGAATCTCAATTGAATCAGCTTTTCGCTCGTCCTCAAATTATTGAATCCATTCTCAAGATGGAATCTGATCGCAACTCAGGCGAACGAGACATCGATCCAATGTCGTACATGCATAACCAGGAGATCAATGAAATCTTCCAAAATGCCAAGCAGAACGCTTGGGTTGCTATGCAGAACGACTCTGAAGTTGCTCCGATGATCAGAGCGCAAATGAACCGTGTTGCAGTTGACAACATGAGGAAGCAAGGTCAGTTCACGCAAGCTGACGCTTATCGAGAAATTCTAGAACCTTCTTTTGGTAAGTAGTAATGGCTGTCACTCAGAATACCTACACAGGGGACGGAACCACCGTCCTCTTTTCTTTTACCTTCCCATACCTAGAGACTACCGACATCAAGGTTTCCTTGAACGGTACGATTACAACTGCATACACCTTAGCCAACGCTACCACGATCCAATTCAACACAGCACCTGCTAATGGTGTTGCTATTCGGATTTATCGTGTCACTGATGACGCAGCTCTTGCTGCTCAGTTCTATCCGGGTTCTGCTATTCGTTCTCAGGATTTGAATGATAACTTCACTCAGAACCTGTATGTGACGCAGGAGTCGAATAGGGATGCTACGTCTGCTATCTCTACGGCAAACAGTGCTACGACAACGGCTAACACCGCTCTAAGCACCGCCAATGCAGCCAGTGCAACAGCTACCACTGCGTCTACTAACGCCTCTGCTGCTGTAACCACAGCTAACACCGCTAGCACCAACGCTAGTGCTGCTGTGTCTACTGCCAATACGGCTAGCACGAACGCTTCAACAGCACTCAGCACAGCCAATAGTGCTGCTAGTGATGCTGCTACTGCTCTTAGCACCGCTAACACCGCTCTGAGCACTGCCAATACAGCTAGCACTAATGCGACTGCTGCTGTCTCCACAGCCAATACAGCTTCAACCAATGCAAGCTCTGCTGTTTCTACGGCAAATACTGCATCGTCCAACGCTTCAACTGCTGTCACTACTGCTAACACCGCAGCTAGCAACGCCTCCACCGCACTCTCCACAGCTAACACAGCCATCAGCACGGCTAACGCTGCAGCCTCTGCTGTGGCTAATGCCATTCTCTATGACACCGTAGCCAACGTTGCTGCGATTCCAGCGAGTCCTGCTAATAACGACGCTGTTGAGGTTGTCAACTCTACTGGTATTGAAAGCTTCAGCCCTCTGAGTGGTAAGCCTGCAGGATTTGTTGGTGATTCTGGTCTCAGTGTTCGTATTGTCTACACCACTGCAGGTTCTACCTGGAACTGGATTCAGTATTTCCCGAATGATCCAGAGACACGGTATGGCGATGCGATCACGACACTACAGGGTGATGTAACCACTCTGCAGACAGACCTGAACCAAGCTGAGGCAGACATTCTTGCTCTTGATAGCAGCAAGCTGAATGCCACGACTGCTGCGTCTACTTACCTGACTCAGGCTAACGCCGCATCGACGTATCAAACACAGTCTGGTATGTCGTCGTATTTGACGACTTTTGACGCTGCTTCTACCTACCAAACCCAGTCGGGGATGACCAGCTACCTGACAACGGCTAACGCTGCTAGCACTTACCAGACCCAAGCTGGTATGAGCAGCTATGTACCAACATCTGCCATCGGCACGACGGTACAGAGCTATGACGCAGACACGGCCAAAACCGACGTTGCACAGACCTTCACCGCTGCTCAACGCGGCGCCTACGTCACCCTTACCGATGCCGCAACGATTGCCACCGACCTGAGCCTCGGCAACCAGTTCCAGGTCACCCTCGGTGGCAACCGCACCCTTGGTGCCCCGACGAATGTTGTTGCTGGTCAGAGCGGTGTGATCCGTGTCGTCCAAGACGGCACCGGCTCCAGGACACTTGCCTACAACAGTGTCTTCAAGTTCCCAGGGGGCACGGCACCGACGCTCACCACAACGGCCAATGCTGTGGATCTACTGGCCTACCACTGCGAGACAACGACTCGCATTGCGGTCCGCTTCATTGGTGACGTGAAATGAGCGCCTTGAACAACAGCCTCTTGTTGGGGCAGGAAGGTGGTGGTGGATACAGCATCTCCAGGTCCGTTCGCCTGAATGCACCGGATTCAGCCTTTTTTAGTCGCACCCCCGCATCAGCCGGCAACCGCAAGACGTGGACCTGGGCCGGGTGGGTGAAGCTAGGAAATACTGGTACTGGCTATCAAGTTATATTTAACGCACAAAACGGAACATCTACAGGGCTGTCAAACAATTTCTGGCTTTTATACGGCTTAAACAGGCTCCAAATTGGGGATGGAGTAACCGATTTCTTTTATACCAGCAATCTTCTGCGTGATCCTTCAGCGTGGTATCACTTAGTCCTATCCGTAGATACAACACAGGCAACTGCATCAAACCGAGCCAAATTATACGTCAACGGAACTGAAGCCTCCTATTCCACGGACTCAAGATCATCAATCACGCAGAACGCTGATACCACTGTCAATTCAACCTTTGCCCATAAGATTGGCGATGCTGGCACCTCGCTAGGTTACTTCTCCGGCTACCTCGCCGACATCCACTTCATCGACGGCCAAGCGTTAGACCCCACCAGCTTCGGTGAGTTCGACGACAACGGTATCTGGCAGCCGATTGAGTACACCGGCAGCTACGGCACCAACGGTTTCCACCTTGATTTCGCTGATAACAGCAGCGCCGCCGCATTAGGGACGGACAGTAGTGGGAATGGAAATACGTGGACGGTTAATAACATCGTTGCCGGTCCGACAACTACAAGCAATAGTTGGAGTGGATTCTTTAACGGGTCCAGTTCCACTCCTATGTATGTTGCTGACAATGATGCGTTTACGTTTAATGCTGACTTTACCGTGGAGTGTTGGGTCAAGCCAAGCAGTACAAGTGCTTTTCAAACAATTACAAGTAAATGGGATGTAGGTGGTCAGGAATGGCTACTGGCAATTGACAGTGGTGGTGTAGCAGAATTTCATTGGGCTCCGTATAGCGTAGGCGGACCTGCAATCGAAAGTTCTTCAGGCGTAATAGCGGCAGGAGTTTGGAGTCATGTTGCTGCTGTTCGTAGCAGCGGCATAATCACGCTTTATGTTAACGGAGTTTCCGTTGGTACAAGGTCTGAAAATAGCGCAGGCACAAATTATTCAACTCTCCTAACGGTTGGATACCTTCAGTATCTTGGCGGAGACAAGCTGACTGGGTACATCAGTAACTTGAGAATCCTAAAAGGAACGGCTGTTTATACCGGCAACTTTACCGTGCCTACAGAGGCTCTTGTTGCCATCACCAATACTTCTTTGTTGACTCTACAAAGTTCTACTTTTGTTGATAACAGTGCAAATAATCTTAGTATTACAACAAACGGCGTAACTGTTTCCCTTAGCAGTCCTTTCGAGGAATCTTCCGATACTGACAGCTTCGTAGACGTTCCCACTAATGGCAGCGAGGTTGATACGGGAAGTGGTGGGCAAGTGAGGGGGAATTACTGCACGTTGAATCCATTAGGCAATGGATCAAGCGCTGCACCCACATCTGGTTTATCAAACGGCAATCTGCAACATTCGGGATCGACCACTGGCGGATTTCCTGGCACCTTTGCAATCCCTGTTGGCAAATGGTACTGGGAAGTAACGCTTGAAGCAATTACTACTCCGTTCGTAGGAGTATGCAATGACTTAAGGAGCTTAACCGCAGATCCCGGAATTACGCTCACTAATGAGTATGGTTTCTATTTCAACCCTACAATTAACTACATGGATGGAAGCTCCAATCCCTGGAGTACGGGTTCAGTTTCAAATGGGGATGTAATTGGTGTTGCGGTAGATGCCACTGATTATACAAACATCAAACTGTGGCTTTCCAAGAACAATACTTGGTATAGCAGCGGTGGTGGAACCAGTGGGAATCCTGGAGCGGGCACAAATGCTATTCAAACAATAACAGCAAACAAAACGCTCTACCCCTTTTGCGCCATCCGTGGAACTCCGGGTAGTTCTACTATGCAAGCAAACTTCGGCCAAAGAAGTTGGGCGTATCAAGCCCCCAGCGGCTTCAAGGCGCTCTGCACGGCAAACCTGCCCGCCCCAGTAGTCACGAAGCCTTCCACGGTGATGGATGTGTTGTTGTGGACTGGAAATAACAGCAGTGGCCGCAGCATCACAGGACTTGGTTTCAATCCCGACCTAGTGTGGATTAAAAGCCGCAGTAATAGTGGTAGCCACGCATGGTTTGACGCCTTACGCAGCACGAACATGCTGGCGTCCAACGACACGGGCGCCGAAAGCTCCTTTGGCACTCCTCCTGTTGGTGGTTATGTCAGTGCGTTCAACACCGATGGCTTTACTCTTACCAATGGCTCCGTCAATAACACTTACGTCAACGAAAGTAGTTATACATACGCTGGTTGGTGCTGGGACGCCGGCAGCTCCACCGTCACGAATACCGCTGGCTCCATCTCTAGTCAGGTGAGGGCTAATGCAAGTGCGGGGTTCTCGATTGTTACTTATACGGGGGCTGTAGCAAGTCCTGCCACGGTGGGACATGGATTAAACGCGACTCCTTCCTTTGTTATTGTCAAGCCGAGATCCACTTCGGACTTCTGGGTTTGCTACCACTCGACATTTAACAATTTAAGTAAGTACATTGTCCTTAACTCTACTGCCGCTGTAGCTACCGCAGGTGCTACTTACTGGGGAACGTCCTCAGATTGGAACAGCAGCACGTTTGGCGTTAATGCACTCGCCAATGGTAGTAATAACCTTTCAGGTGCAACTCATGTCGCCTACTGCTTCGCCCCAGTAGCCGGGTACTCTAGCGCGTTTTCCTTTACTGGCAATGGATCAACTGACGGGCCTATGTGTTATCTAGGCTTCCGCCCCAGGCTAATACTTCTGAAGCGCACTGACTCAACCAGCTACTGGCACATGTATGACACCGCCAGAAACACTTACAACGTTGCCGATGCAAACCTCTGGGCCAACGGTAGCGACGCCGAAATAAGCAACAGCGCATACAACTTTGATTTGCTTAGCAACGGCTTCAAGGTGAGAACAAGTGATGCCGCTCGCAACGCTTCCGGCGGAACCTACGTCGGTTTTGCTTGGGCAGAATCGCCCTTCCAATACGCCCGCGCCCGCTAATGGAAATACTTCTATGGATTCCAGTCGTATTGCTCATCATCGTGGTGATTGCCTGCCAGATCGGTTACAGCAACTCGCCCCACTAGTGAACAAGACTAATCATGTTTATCCTTAACAACCAGCCCCTTTCACCAGATCGGGCATTTACAACTGAAGATGGAACTCAGTACCCAGCAAACTGGCTGAGATTATCCAGTCCTGAGGAGCGGGCAGCACTTGGTATTACCGAGACCGAAGATGAGCCTTGGTACGACCAACGGTTCTATTGGGGTGTAGGTAATCCAAAGGACCACGCTCAACTTGTTGAACAGTGGACTGCTCAGGTCAAAGCAACTGCTGGCTCCTTTCTTTCCCAGACGGACTGGTATATCACTCGTGCTTCTGAGACTGGCCTAGCTGCCCCTCAGAGCGTGATTGACAAGCGTTCCTTGATACGTGCCATGAGCAACGATAAAGAAGCGTTCCTGAGCCTTACAGAGACCACTGAGCAGCTTGCTGCGTATGTCACCAGTGCTGGCTTCAATAACTGGGAAAGTGGTGCTTCGATTGACGGCGCTATTCCTGTTATTGATAACGTCACCAGTGGCACTGTAATTACTGGAGACACGATCTTCGGTGGTTCTGGTAACGATACACTTACCTTCTAAGAACAATGATCACTATTCTTGGTATCAAAGTGTCCTATGAGGCACTTGCTTTCTTTACGCTGTTTATTGGCTCCGAGATCATCGGTGCTTCTAAGCTCAAAGAGAACAGCATTGTCCAGATCCTTCTGCGTGGTGTAGAGGCAATCAAGCCTCACCGCACTGAGGATGACAAGATCCAACGTGTTAAAGATACGTTCAAGTAAACATCATGGTACTGCTCGACGTTAAGCAGTACTATCCCCAAACAGACAGTGCAACAGGTCACGGAGATCGGATGTGTTTCTCATCGACATGTGCGATGGCCATCAAGTATCTCCGTCCTGATGCTCTGAAGGGTAGTAATGCAGATGATGATTACTTGAGAACAGTTCTCAAATACGGTGATACAACACAATCCACCAGTCAAATCAAAGCCTGTCAGCAGCACGGTGTTTTCGCGTCCTTCTACCAGAAAGGAACCAGACAGACACTCCTCAACGAACTAAAAGCTGGCTATCCCGTAGCTGTTGGCATCCTCCACAAAGGTCACGTCTCCAACCCTGTTGGTGGCGGCCATTGGATGCTCCTGATTGGTGATGACGGAGAACACGGTATCTTCCACGATCCATACGGTGAGATGGATAACGTCAACGGTGGTTACGTCAGAGTGGGCTCCGGTGGTAAGAGTGTCAAATACACCTGGCGTAACTGGCTAAAGCGTTGGGAAGTTGAAGGTCCAGGTACTGGTTGGTTTATGACCTTCAGGCCAGTGCAGCAGACACGTCCACTCGTTACCTACGACAACACCTGGGCTGGTGTCAAAGCTGCTGCAACTACTGCAGGCAGCAAGCATCCCTCCGTAGTGGCTGCTCAATGGGCATTAGAGAGCGGATTTGGGAAGCATTTTTCTGGTAAATGGAACGCATTCGGCATCAAAGGAACCGAAGGCCAAGGCACACTCAAACGTACCACTGAATTTGTCGGTGGTATGGAGATCAAAACAGATGCTTGGTTCAAAGACTACCCATCACTCTTTGAATGCGTCCAAGATCTTGTCAACAAGTGGTACAGAGACTACAAGAATTACAAAGGTGTCAACCGTGCATCCTCTGCTGAGGAGTGTGCCCGCCTTCTTGTCGTTGAAAAATACGCCACTGATCCCGCTTACGCGGACAAACTAATACGTATTTTGCGGGAACATGATTGAAGCCGCCGTATCTGGCACTATTGCCGTCTTCACCGCAGTCGTAGCACTGCACTCACGTATGCATAGCCGTATTTCTGATGTAGACAAACGTATCGACCAAGTTGAACTACGTATAGCAGAGAAATACGTGCAACGTGAAGAATTATCCTCAGCACTTCAAAAGATGGAGGATCACATGATCCGCATCGAGAATAAGCTGGACCAAATTGTTTTGAGAAATGGCTAAGAAAGTAAAGGCCACTGAAGATACTTTCAACGAACTCCATAACCTTGTCACTGCAGAACTCATCAGCCGTATTAAGTCCGGCGAGGCATCCACTGCAGACCTTAAAGCAGCCTGTGACTGGTTAGCAAAGAATGACATTACTGGAGTTGCAATGGAAGGTTCCCCTCTTGATCAACTTGTCAACATCCTCCCCAAGGTTGATCCTGAATTAGTTCGGAGTCGAATGAATGGCACGCGATTGGAAAAAAGAGTATAGAGACCGTGCTGAATACTTGAAGTCATACCGTCGTGCTCATAAAAAACAAGATGCAGCACGGGCAAGAGCACGTCGATCAATGGGTGACATTCCTAGTGGTTACGAAGTCGACCACAAGGATAACAACCCAATGAATAACTCCCGTGAGAACCTAAAGATCGTTCCACGTAAAGCTAACCGTGCAAAGGGAGCACGTAAGACGAACGCTAAACGGTAATGACTCCCCTTCTTCCCTCGCCTGATCACTATCTCCAAAACCTAATAACCATGACAAGCCCTGAAGCAAAGCGGCTCTGGCGTAAAGCCATCAAAGAGCACTTCAATTGTCAATGTGTTTACTGCGGAGAAACTTATGACGCTAATGAACTCACTCTTGATCATGTTCGACCTAAAGCATTTGGAGGTTCTGACCTTACATCCAATCTTGTGCCCAGTTGTAGATCGTGTAATCAGGCAAAGGGAAGTCAAAACTGGCTCCAATGGATGAGAGCCACCTTCGGTGAAAACCCCAACAAAGAACAGCTTATTCTCTCTTGGATTAATTAATTATGGCAACTCGTAAGAACAACTGGCTGAATGCCAAACCTGTAACTAAAGCTGGTGGTAAGTCTGGTGGTGCTCGGAACCCCGCTAAGCCGTATAACAAACCTGCCTCGACCTCTGGTACTCCTAAAGTCAAGACTAAGACTCAGAAGCTCCAACAAGCAGCTAAGACGAAGCCGTCTTCTCCTGCACCTAAGCAGGTTATTAAGAAGCCAGTGACTCGTACTGGTCCTGTGAAGGGTCCGGTGCCTCCGAAAGGTTACTCCGCAGGTGCTGCAGGGATGCCTAATTCAGCTAAAGCTAAAGCAAACCTTCCAAAGACCGGTGCTCGTGCAGAACGTACTGCAACTCGTGCCACTCAACTGATCAAAGATGCACGAGCGAAGGCCGCATCGCCGGCCAAGCCTGCTCCTGCTTCTGGTGCTGCCAGTGCTGCTACTAAAGCCGCCGGCATGGGTGGCCGCATGCTTGGTGCTTTTGGTACAGCACTAGCTATTCCCGCTGCCATCAAGAACATTGCTGATGTAGCTGAGCGCAACCGTCAATGGAACGCTTACAAGGAGCGTATGGGTATGAATAAGCCCACACCCACCACCAAGCCGCCCTCCACCACTGCTGGGCGTCGTACTGGCACTAACAACCGCACTGCCACCCTTTCAGTACCTACTAGCCCTGCGGGCACTCGTGCTGGTGCTGCTGCTGGTACACGTACTCGTTCTCGTACCACGACGCAACCAACTGCTGGAAAGGATTGGCGTTCTCGCGTTAGCAATTCTGATGTGAATGCTCTGCGTCAAGGTCAGAATGATGCCATTCGCAGTTACGGTAATAAGCCTGCTTCTGCTCCTAAGCCCACTAAGCCCGCTCCTACCCAATCCGGGGGTGCTTCCACTCAATCTCGGAGTAGCGGTGGTGGTGGATCGTCTCGTCCTGCAGCACCACGCCCTCAGTCTGGTCCTGCCTCCAGTGCAGGTATGAAGAACCAGGACAAGAACTTTAAGGGCAACGTCTTTGAAAAGACCTTTGGTTACAAACCCGGTCAAGCCCCTGACCAACAGAAGGCTCGCTTTAAGAGCGTAGACAATAAGTTCGGTCAAGACTCCGGCTACGAAACCAAGACCAAGGTTGACGGCAGCAAGTATGCCGACAAAAAACCTGACATGAAGAAGGTCAAAGATTACGACCGTCTTCGTCGTAAGTACTACGACTGATTCATAACACTCTCTGAGAGGCCCCTAGTGCTCGCTAGAGCGACCTAGAAGCCCCTAGAAGTCCTCTCTTTTCCTATTTAGGTATATACACCCCAAATAATGAACAATCTCCGTACAGCGCCTTCTAGCGCCAGTAACTCCATGAAGATTGCTGGCTATCTAACTGACTCTGATCGTCAGATCCTCAAGGATCACGCTGAAACACTACGTCGTCAAGGCACTAAAGCGGCAGCTAAAGAGCTTGAACGAATGAACAAGATGTATTCCCAATACGGAATGTCTTTTGGTAAACTTAAAGGTGTGTAATGAATGTTCTTGACGCGCTCAAGGATGACTTCAAGCTGTTCCTGCAAGCACTGTGGCAGCAGCTTGATTTACCTTCCCCTACACGAGCACAATACGCTATTGCAGATTATCTGCAATTAGGCCCCAAACGACTACAGATCCAAGCCTTTCGAGGAGTTGGTAAGAGCTGGATTACTGGAGCCTTTGTGTTGTGGACCTTGTTCAACAACCCAGAAAAGAAGATCATGATCATCTCCGCTTCAAAAGAGCGTGCAGATAACATGTCCATCTTCCTTCAGAAGCTGATCATTGAAACCCCGTGGCTAAGTCATCTAAGACCGAAGTCGGATGATGCTCGGTGGTCTCGGATCTCCTTTGACGTTAATTGTTCTCCTCACCAAGCACCGTCCGTTAAATCCGTTGGTATTACGGGTCAGCTCACAGGTTCTCGTGCAGACCTGATGATTCTCGATGACATCGAAGTTCCTGGTAACTCGATGACCGAGATGATGCGAGAGAAACTCCTTCAGCTCTGTACAGAAGCGGAGTCCATCCTCACACCGAAGAAGGACAGCCGCATTATGTACCTAGGGACACCCCAAACAACCTTCACCATCTACCGCAAGCTAGCGGAACGTAACTACCGACCCTTTGTCTGGCCAGCCCGGTATCCCCGCAAAGACAAGCTCAGTCAATACGAGAACCTGCTAGCCCCACAGATCGTAGAAGACATCGAGATGGGTGCAGAAGAGTGGACACCCACTGACCCTGACCGCTTCCAATCCGATGACCTGTTGGAACGGGAAGCAGCCATGGGTCGTAGCAACTTCATGTTGCAGTTCATGCTGGATACCACTCTTAGTGACGCTGAGAAGTTCCCACTTAAGTTCAGTGACTTGATTGTCACCTCCGTCAACCCAAAACAAGCACCCGATGCTGTGGTGTGGTGTTCTGATCCCCGCAACGTCCTCAAGGATCTCCCCACCGTAGGACTGCCTGGAGATTATTTCTATTCACCCATGCAACTTCAGGGTGACTGGAGCGACTACACCGAGACCATCTGCTCCGTAGACCCCAGTGGTCGTGGTAGTGACGAAACCGCTGCAACCTATATCTCTCAAAAGAATGGCTTTCTCTACGTTCACGAAGTACGAGCGTATCGCGACGGTTATAGCGACAATACACTTCTTGACATCCTTCGTGGGTGTAAGCGGTACAATGTTACTAAACTCCTTATCGAAACCAACTTCGGTGACGGTATCGTCGCAGAACTGTTCAAAAAACACCTTCAACAAACCAAGCAACCCATAGACGTAGAAGAAGTCAGAGCAAATGTCCGTAAGGAAGACCGAATCATTGATGCTCTAGAACCCGTCATGAACCAACACCGCCTCATCGTTGATCGAGGGGTGGTGGAGTGGGACTATAGCTCCAATAAAGACGCAGCACCAGAAGAACGACTGCTGTACATGCTCTTCTACCAGATGAGCCGCATGTGTCGGGAGAAGGGTGCAGTCAAACACGATGACCGACTGGACTCCCTAGCCCAGGGGGTGAAGTACTTCACAGATGCCATGTCCATCAGCGCCTACGAGGCCGTTAAAGCCCGTAGACAGGAAGATTGGCAAGACTTGCTTGAGACATTCTTGGATGACCCTCAGAGCGCCACAGATCACCTCGTGATGGGGCTGTCACTAGACCAACGAAGGGCAGCAAGAGGTGGCGGTAAACGGGGGAGCATTCCCACCTGGGTCTCAACATAAGACACAAGTGGTATCAACGGATCTGCTTTGATCACACACTTATACAGGGGATGGGAAAGGGGAAGCGTCTCTCACGAGACGTGAGATCCACTTCCCACCCCTCTATCAATGTCCCTGGGGATGGACATTCTGTGAGTACTGAACTCAAATGACACAAAAGACACAATTTATTGATGTCCTCAGCGAACGAAGTGAGCGGGTGAATGGACATCTCTAAATCACTACTACTACTTTCTTTTAGAGGAGAAGGAATCGGGATCATCTGAATGGCCTCTTGAATGGCCATCTGAATGATACAGGATTCATTTCTCTTATTTAAAAATTCAGTAGTTACTTCTATGTCTAGAACACATCGTAATCAGCCACAACATCTATTCCGTCATCCTAAAACAACCAATGAACGTAAGCAGCTACGAGTATCCAATGACTATTACGATTCTGAATATCGGGTAAGTACTCGTAAACGTTATATCCCAACAGCTTGGGATGACATCAAAGCTTCTTCGTACTACCAAAACGATCACCACTAATGCATTCTGTCAACCTTGTTCACATCACACCAGAAGCAGAGACACTCATCAGCTACATGGCTAGGGTCTCTAACCCATCTAATCAATCAAACACGAAGGGCTTGTCACTTCGTGACTACACTGAGACCAGTGCTAAACTAATTAAATACCTCATTGATCATCAACATTGGTCTCCCTTTGAGATGGTCAACATGTGTGTAGAGATCAACACCACTAGAGCTATAGCAGCTCAGATCCTTAGGCATAGAAGTTTCTCCTTTCAGGAGTTTAGTCAACGGTATGCAGATGTAACCACTATTGGTACTCCAATCATCCCATCACTACGTAGACAGGACTTCAAGAACCGTCAGAACAGCATTGATGACCTGGATACAACAAAGAAACAACAGTTCCTTCGTCGTATCCAACAACACTTTGCAGAAGCTGAGGATCTCTATAGGGAGATGGTGTCAGCAGGTGTAGCAAAGGAATGTGCAAGAGATGTTCTTCCATTGAGTGCCCCCTCTAGGTTGTACATGAATGGAACCATTAGGTCTTGGTTGCATTATTGTGATCTGAGGACAGCTAATGGTACTCAAAGAGAACATGCAATCATTGCTGGGCAAGTGCAAGATCTTCTCTATGAACACGTTCCTAATGTTTGTGAGGCGATGTGGAGCAAGGATTAGTTCTGTTTACCCGTAGTAGTCATTACCACTAATGAAACGAGAACACAAAACCGAAATCCGAGAGTTCCTTTATGAACGCCTCTTCAATGACAATCTTCGATGGGATCTCGCGAAAATGTGTGATCTCGCTGGTATTGAGCAACTGGAAGGCATAGAGGTCTACGAACAGGAGGCGGCTCGGATCCGCAAACTGTTCTGCCTCGACGCCCAGTAGTCACCTTCACTTATGCCGTGGATCAACTTAAGTTAAATGAGTTCAAAGCTCTTTATAAGGCGTGGAGGACCAGTATTCCCTGGGTAGATCATCTTCTGCTTGGTCTTTTGGTTTGGTTAGAGGAGATGCTTATTTCCACACGTGTGGATAATGTGATTGATCAAGCGATTGAGGAGTATGAGAAGGTGGAGGAACCTTTGCCTGATTGTGTCACTCCGGTCTATACGGAGACTTCATCAGAGGCCTCTACAAGGCTCCCTGAGATGCGTTTAACTGCTCCTTGGTATATTGACACCAAAGAGTAAGAATAAGGCCCTTCTAGGTCATCCTGGAGGGGTCTTTAGTTTATGGCAGAAATTTATCAAGCCTTATATAGCGGCGCACAAGGCCGCAGACCCCCCAGTACGGGTGTACTTCTGGAACGATTTGGGTCGTTGTTAGATCACCAGTCTACCCTCAAATGGTTCACTGTGATACAGAACCAGCACCTCTTACCCTTATTGAGAACAGTGAGAACCATTGCAGCGCAAGGGATCTGAGGG